TACTGCCGTCTGGAATCTCTGATGGATTGTCACTCCAATATTGAGCTGCCTCCGCCCCGATGAAACCTCGTACAGGGCACGGGGTTCCGGCATCAGTCATGCTGTCCCAAACTCGTGGGTCTTGACAAAGAATAGATACTGCTGACACTTTCATGCCGAAAGCGAATTGAGTCTTACTTAATTTTAAAAGCTGACACAGCTCGTCATCTATAAGCACTCCTGTAGCTAAACCTAACACATTATTTTGAACACTTCCCCCAACACCGACCTTACATATATCTGAATTTGAGTTTGGAATTACAGGAGCATTCGCTGTTGGTGGCGTATTGTTTACTACTGTGCTGGACACGGTATTGGTCTCAGCGTATAAATTTTTTTGAGAGGATGTTAATCCTATGCAAAGCACAGTTATGTATACAAAAAATAAAAATTTAAAATCTCTCACTATTCAACATCTCCAACGTTTACGAGCCTGTCTTAATCTTGAGTTTGGATCTTTTGCTGCTTTAGGAAACTTTTTCATTTGTCCTGCACTTCTAGCACAAAACGATTTTCTTCTTTTTGCTGATTTACTACCAGGTTTTACTTTACCTGTTACAGCAGTTTTTAATTTAGAACCAGGATTGTCTCTTCTATATTTTGCAACGCCTGCTTTAGTCATTCCCGCTCCACTTTTAGTGGAGCGAAAATATTTTTTAGTTTTTGGTGGCTGTTTGTCTGCCATTACGCAAATATACAGGTCAGTGAAGTCACATTAGTTAATGTAGCATGTATTCTGTCTTGGAATCTCATACCTGTATCACCTATGTAAGTTTCAATAACTGCTGTTGCTGATGCAGGAGTATCTATATCAAGTCTAGTTGCTCCTCCACTACCATCTTTTAAAACGATACTACCAGCAGTTCCACCACAGACAGCATGAATAGCTATCAGTCTTGCGGGACCTGTTCCTACGTTTCCTGTAGCGGTTACTTTAGCCGATCTATAGTTAATCATAACTTACTCCTAACTTAATTTAGGTAAGCCTTCACCCGGTTGACCTTGATCTACTACATAGTAATAAATGATACCTGTAATAGTACCACCTGTTGCAGCAGATGAACCTTGACCACCAACAATTTTAATTTTTTCAGTTGAAGGTGTTCCTAAATCACCAAGAGCTGCACCCGCAGTGGAGTCACCACCCCAAATAGTTGCTACATCACCTGTATCTGCATCGGACTCATTTAAGAGACCATCTACGTCTACAAAGTTTGTTCCACCATCAAAGTCAGTGAAACCCATATCAATAGTTGGATTTGTTCCACCTGTTGCATCAGGATTGTATGCGATACCTGTAACTACGCAGTTCTTTGGAAGAACTACTTTTCTTGTATCTGTTGCTGAAACTTGAACGTCAGTTCCTTGTGCTGCTGTTGGCAAAAAATAAAATTGTGCCGCCATCACCATAGAACCAGCGTAAGTTTCTCTTTTGTTGTCTCCACCGTTAGATCTTACGATCCCGGTGAATGTTGTTCTATTTGCCATGTCTTACTCCTTTGTAAGTCCTCCGAAGAGGTCATGTTGTTAATGAAATTATATTTTGACATAAAAAAAGGGCGCAGTCAAAGACATACGCCCCTTTAGATATTAATTATTTATTATGCGCCTGAAGTACCGAAAATACCTCTAGGATCTGAGAAACCAAATGAGTATCTCTCTCTAGCTTTGTATCTTACGTTACCTGTGTCAAAGTCACCTTCCATATTTGTGGAAAGAGCAGTTCTTGTGAAATGCTTTAGACCATTAGGTGCATCAGTTTTAATGTAGAATGCGTTCACGTCGGTTAAGAAGTGGTTTACTACATAACCTTCAGGAATCATTCCCATGTTTCTGATTGCATTGACATCATTGTCGGCAGTACCTGGTCTTAATGCAGATGACAGTAATCTGTCAGCAGTAAACTGTAATTCTTTTGGAATAATCAGTTTTCTACCTTGTGTTGCAATTTTAAGACCACGCTCATCCACGAATGCAGAAATGTCAATCAAAGATTGCTCAAGTGATGTCTCATTCAAATCAGCATCAGTTGCTAATCTGTTTGATAAGATACCACCTTGTGCTAATGGGTGTTGTGTATTGATAAGTGATACACCATCACCACCAGGATTAGTTCCTGCAGCACCTGCACCAGCAAAAGCTGTGTTTAAAACATCAGCAGCTTTTACTTGCTTTGTGTTTGCCATTGATCTTGCAAGAGCTTTTGTGTAACGAGAAGAAAGCTGATCATAAAGATTATCTTCGATTGCTTCTTCTGTTATTGCAAAACCTAATGCAATTGTTTCGTGTGTGTAGCGTGAAGTGTATGCTTCAACTGCTGTGTCATAAGATATGCCAGCACCTTCAGCTTTTGATGGTGCAGAACCGAAACCTGATAACATTACTTCCTCTTCAAACGCTCTGTCTGAAGATTCGTTGTCAAAGATTTCTGCGTGTTCGTTTTCATATCTTGAATACTCCAAGCCAAACAGTGCGTTTAGACCTGGTTCTAACTCTTTAACGAGTTGACTTCTTGAAATAGCCATAGTTTAGATTCCTGTAGTATCTCTATACTGATGTTTGTTAATTCTAACAAGAATGTTAGCGTTAGCAGCAGTATAGTCACTGTTGTCAGGATCTGTTGAAAGATCATAAACAGCGAAGTTGGAAGCGTTGCTAGTTGCAAATGTACTACCATCTAATGATACGCCTGAAATACCTGATTTGGTAGATCCTGCAGCGTAAGTTGCGATGTTAGCAGTTGAACCGACTTGTGCTCGTCCACCATTTGTGTCGTCTACTTTGACTTCAAAAATGACATCTGGGTCACTGATTACGTTTGCTACGATGTCATCAGCTACAATTGCCCCTGGATAGTGATTTGAAAAAGTTGGTTTTTGTGAAGTTGGGTCTGTATAGAAACAACCATTGAAAACACCAACAAGCTCAGCACCAGCAGAGGAACCACGAGAGATTGATCCGTTTGCGTTTAGCACGACAGGATCTCCCATAAAAATGGAATTCGTTTCGTTACTAGCGATAGTCATCTGTTGTTGACCTTGGCCCTGATATGCAGAACCCATCATTAGCACTGGACGAAATCCAAAGTTGCCTTGTTGATTTGCCATAATATTACTCCTTTGTAATACGTTGTTAGTATTGGTCGTTTAACAAACCGTGCCGATTACGACTTGTTTCCTGAACCAAAAGTTACTTTGGTTTGTCTTTGGGGTTTACTGATCGGCATCCTAGGATCCTCAATTCTCAATAGATCACTGTCGACAGCCTCTTTTTGGCTCTCGGTTAAGTTTTTGTAATAAGAGTTTCTCTCTTCAACAGTTTCTATTGGCATACGAGCTAACAGTAACCCACCTACCCCTATCACACCAGCGTGTTTTCCATCTTCAATGGTAGGAAGTTGCCAATCAGGATACTCGTCAGATCGGACTAATTCCCATCCTTCTCGTAATTTTCCCATAACATTTTTAGTGTCATCAAATCCTCTGACTGATTCCCTTATCCATCGGTGTTTAAAACCCTCAGGTGCTGGGGGTGCGTCTAATGAAGAAGGTCTAGTCCAACCTGTTTTACGAGCTGTCTTTTCCCTAGTCTCATTAGATCTTGACGTTTTATTTACCATATTGTCTCCAATCTATACATATTTTGCGTATTGTTCAAGTGTAAGGCCCAATTTTTTTGCTATAGCAACTTGACTAGGAGTTAGCTTTACTTTTTTGGAACCACTTGTTCTAGAAGCTCTAGACGCTCCTGCTACTGTTTGAGGAGCTTTTTCTTTAACTTCTGCTACTTCTTCAAACTTATGAGGAAATTGATTCTTTATGTAAGAGTTTATTTCTTCATAGTATTCATCACTTTTAGGATCATATCCTTCTTTTAAAAGATTTTTATGATGCGCTAAGGCAGTAAAGGTCATTGCTTCATCTTGACCAAACCACTCATTATCTTTTGCCCATTTTTCAGCTCTAGGATCAGGCTGTCTAGGAGCTTGTGAAGTTTGAGTTTCAGTTTGTTTTTCAGCCATTAAACCTTCTTGTTGTTTCAATAACTTTGCTCTTTGTTCTTTAGAAACAATCGCTCTTTCTTCTTCAATCGCAAGTCTTGTCAAAGCTCTTTGAGCCTCTACTTCAGCGTTTACATCATTATTAAACCTTGCATCAGTCAAAGCCTTTTTAGCTTGTTCAATTTGAGATTTAACTCTTGTTTCGTACTCTGAAATATAATTTTCGTCCAAAGAGTTCATTTTAGTTTGAGCTTCATCTGCTTTCTTTTTAGCAACTTCAGCAAACTTTAAAGCTTCAGCTTCTCTTTGCTCTGCTTTTTCAACTTTATCTAAAAGTTTTTTAATTCTTCTTTGAACGTTTTTGGAGTATTTGTCTAATCCATCGTCTTTAGACTCTTCTTCTGAAGACTCTTCTACTTTTTCTGTTTCTTCCTTTTTAGTTTCTACCTCATCAGAAACAGTTTTGTCTTCGGTAGATTTATCTTCTTCTTGAAGTTCAACCTCTTGACCCTCTCCTGTGGTGTCAAGGTCTACCATTTTTTCTTCAGTCATTTTTATCTCCTTAATAGATATTTAATACATCTTTTGGATCTTTCAACTTAGCTAACACTTCATCGTCATTAAGAATACGAACTTCTCCACCTTCAATTCTGACTCTAGAGCCAGCATATCTAGCAAAAACTATCCAATCTCCTTTTTCACACCAAGGTCCGTTAGGAAATTTATTCTTATCTGCGTAAGCGTCAGATCCCATACTTAAAATTAAACCCACATTAGTAGTGAGCTGTTGTTCCTCAATGGCTTTGTCAGTAAGTAACAAGCCACCTTTTGTTTTTTCTACTCCTTTATAGGGTAGAACCACCATTCTCCAACCTATTGCTTGAGGAACTCTTTCCAAAGCAGGTCCTTTGTCTTCTTCTTTCTTTTTTTCTTTTGCCTTTTTTACATTACCTTTTAAGTAACTAGGCACTATTAGTTTACTCATTCTTCTATCACCTTTTCTTTTAGTTCTTGGTAATCTATTAATAAATGCTCTAAAGCATGTAATTTTCCAAGTTCATATTGATATTGTTCATAAGAACTTAGAGATCTACTCAACAAGTTTTCTTTTTGTTCTTCAATTTTTTGTTGAATAAGTTTTTTTACTTTATAATCGAAACGATCCACTACTGTGTAATTTTCTTACTTTTTTCCCAGGAGCGAAGCCCTGACATTCCGAGTAAAGCTGTGACGAGCGGGAATAAAGTCGACATGTCAAGCTCTGGAAGAGGATTATGTTGAATGCTAAAAGCAGCAAGAATAAAAACGATAAATTGTTTTAACACAAATTCCCACAAAATCGCTAACGCACAAGACATCCCGATTAGAGGCCTCCACGATCTCTGCATCATACCACCAAAACCAGTGGCTGTAGACTTAGCATCAGCTAAGTTGATATCCATTTGCTTAGAGTTTATTTCGTTTTCTAATTCTTTGAGTTTATTTCTTGCGTTTAATTTTTCTTCTTCACTCGTGTGGACGCTATCGATAACTTTTCCGACAGTATCCACAAGAGATCCGCCTAATAATTTAGATAACATTTATTAGATAAATTGAGCAGCTACCCAGCCAACTACTACGCCAACTACTAGCCATTTTTTTTTGGGATGATCGTTCCAAAGTTTTTTGATTATATCCATTAAAATACTCCTTCGAATTTGAGTCCTTTTGATGCTATTCCATATCCACGTTTACGCTTCTTATCCTCAGGTACAGGTCCTACAGGTACAATTTTACCATAAGGAATATTCATACCCTGTGATTTAGGTCCTTTTTTAGGAGGAATAGTTTTAGTTAATCGCTTGGTCATTAATGTAAAGTTATACTATTTTCACTCTTTTGCAATTCAGAAATTTGATTAGAAATATAGCTATCTGCTAAGGCTTCTCCATAAGCATCAACAATAGCTTCTCTACTCATAGCTAACATTACTTGAGCAAGTTCGACTAAATTAGAGCCTTGATCAACTTGACCTTGAACAAATTTTCTAGTCTCATTGATTATAGTTTGAACTCTTTTTTCAGTTTTTTTGTCCATGGTAAAAGTATAATACTTATTACTTGGTGTTCCTAGATTTTTTTTCAACATTTTTAATAACTCCTTTGTTAGCTGAAGCATAAAAAACCTGTTTACCTTTTTTCTTTCCATATGTCTTCTCCATGGATTTTTTTATTTTGCTACCCTTTTTTGTTAGAGGCATCTCTTCTCTCTTGATTTAAAGTTTGAGTAGTCATCTTGTCATACTGAACTTCTGCTCTTTTATCAGCTATATCATAATCTTTTTGTATTCTAGCTTGGTCTATTGCTGTTCTTTGTTTTAATCTTTCAGCGTCTAATTGTAGTCTAGCAGCATCTACCTGTGCATCAACTTGATCTTTTTGAGCATCTTGAGCTAACTCTTGTTGCTTTAATTGTATAACAGGATCAGGTTTACCTTGACCACTAAGTTGTGCTGATAATTGTTTTATCTCTGCCATAAACTGAGCTTCTAACTTAGCTATTGTTTGGTCCATTTGATCTTGAGGTATTCGACCTTGTTGAACTAAGAACATCGTTTGTTCTTTTGCTTTCATGGATACGTGTTCTAAAACATGTTTTTGAAGTTTCATTGCCATAGGAGGATTACCTAAAATCATCTGATTAGTTCCAAATATTAAATGATTTTGTATGTGTGCATCGTGATCTTGAGCTTCATATACCTTTAATAAGTTTCCATCTAATAAATCAGCATGCTCCGTGGCAGGATCTTTAGGAGCCATTGGTGTATCTTTTCTTAAAATTTGATCAATATCTTTAACACCCAAAGCTTCATACATTCTTCGATAAGCCTCTTTGATATTGTGAATATCAGGAGCACTTTGAGCTAATTGTAGTTCAGTTTGAGCCAACGTAACTCTTTGAGTTGTAGAGAATATATTAGGGTCAGAGACAGGAAGAACATCAACACGATCACTAAAGTCCTCAGCCTTAACTGTTCTATCTGCACCTTCTACAGAGTAAGGATATGTTTCAGGTAAGTACTCAGAAAACACATCAAAAAGTAATTTAAATTCTTTCTTTTGAGAATAGTGACATCTTTTATGAATGCCTGACATAACCTTTGAGCCCCTCTCTAATAATGCCATTGTTGTTCCTACAGGAGCGTTTTGATTTGCATCACCAACTTGTAGGTCAGTAATAGCAGCAAATCGCTGTCCTGATTGTACAACAAAGCCTAGAAGACTAAATAAAGTTTGAGAGGGTTCTTTGTAAGGTAGTGGTAAGAGAGCATTTCTTAAATCACCATTAGGTGCATCAATGTCTCTAAATTCTCCTGGTTGTATTGGTTCTGCATCGTCTCTAATTTTAAGTCCTCTTGACTTAAATCCTGCTGGTAAATTTGCTAATGTACCTGCGTCTATTAATTGTCTTAACATTTGTGTTGCTGCTCTTGATAGAGAACCAATCAAATGAATTAAACCTAGGCCATAGAAACCTATACCTGGTAAAAACTTATAATGAACAAAATATCTTTTCTTTAACTTTTTCTCGTCATCTTTTGCGTAATTTCTTCTAATGCCTACAATCTTTCCTGAACCATCTTCTATGGTAACAATGTAAGGTATTTTAATTCCTGTAGGCTCACCATCCATGCCTTTGTCTTCGAATCCTTCTAAATCTAAAGAAACATGAAACTCATAAAGTCTAATTGATTTATCGATGTAAGAAGGTTTGATACCTTCCATTTCATCATATTTTTTTTGTACTTCTGAAGGATCTGCTTCGGAAGGCATAATCTCTATGTCTTTATAAAATCCTGAAACTTGTTTTTTTCTAAAATCATTGTAGCTCATGTTAATGATCTGAGTTATTCTTTCACAAGAATCTAAATCGCTTGCCATGTAGTTAACTACTAAATCTTCTGCTGGAATAAACTTTGATACAGCTCTATCCATTAACTCATCAAAATAAACTTTTTTAAACGTAGAGCCTGCTAGTGGTAAATAAAATAACATTTGATCAAACTCAGGAGTGTAGTCTTCCATTTTATTCATCAACTGATAGTTCATAAATTCTTGTACACGTTGAGACTGAGCATACTTATCAGGAGTCTCTTCACCCATAACTGCTGTTCGAACAGGACCGTTAGCGGGTAAAAGTTCTTTAAACGCTGTTGCTTGAAATTGTGTTGCACTTTCAGCTAACAAAGGATGAGTTACTCCACTAGCACCTGAGAAAGGTCTAGTTCTTTGCTCATACTTTAGTCCAAGTAAATCTAATCCTTTGATATAACTTTCTTCCCAATCTTTTCGAGAAGATCGATCATTTTCTAATTCAGAAAGTAATTCATCACTAAGTCTATCTAACTCCTGTTCATCCATAGATTCAGATAAGTTTGAATAGAATTCTATCTCTTGAGGCATATCGCTCATAGGATCAAAGTCTAAAGTTGCACCACCCTCTTCGTCTATTTCAATTTCTAATCCTTCAGGAGTAGGGACTCGCTGTCCGTCAATTTCTACTTCAGTTTCTTTTTTTAAAATTTCAAGTTCAGGCGTACCACCTAATTCTAGAGCCTTATCAATATTATCTACCATTTTTTATTTATACCACCTAATTAGCCTTTTACAACATGTCTATTTTTGGAATAGAAATAGGTCCTCCTCTTTTCTTTTTGTCTATTTTAGGCGTTACATATCTAGGAGTTTCCACATTAGAAAAGTCACTGTTAAGATCCACCATATTATCTAAAAATTTTGTAATTGTATCTGCGCTGTCAGAGACAACGTATCCTCCAAAGTTTCCTGAATCCCAATACTGAACTACATTATTAAAGTTATTCATGAGTATTTTTTCAAAAGATTCAGAAGTCACCTGTCTCTCATTCATACCTGTCAAAACAACTTCTTCTTTTTCAGTCATTTGTTCAGGATCATAGTATTGAGATTTAAATTCATTCTTCTTTGCCTCATTGGCATTCCACACAGGATCTTGTTTCGATGTAAAAAATTTTTCTTCAAAGACAGCAAAACCAGTATCTGTTAGTTTGTCAGCAATTAATTTAACTTTAGAAGCTCTCTCGTTATCAATAAATTGAAATACCATTTTCTCTGAAAAAGCATCAACAGAATTATCAGGAATCTCATTAGGATCAAAGTAGTTGATATCTACTCCTCTTTCTGTCATAGCGTATTTACCAAACTCTTCAGGATTAGTTGTAAACGCTTCACGAATAAATTCTGTGTTAGGAAGGTTCTGATTTAAAAAAGATTGTTCAGCTCTAGGATTAGGATCTAAAACGATACCCTCTATATTAGGATTAAGCTCTGCTATTGTATTAATAAAACCACCTTCAGTTCCTCCAATATCAATAATAGTTCCTCCTTTAGGAAGAGTCTTGGCTATAGCGTTTGCAGTAGCAATCTGAGCTTCTTTAAAAACAGGAATGGAAGTGTAGATATGATTTTCAAAATTACCTACTCTCTTCTCATCGAAGATCTCTGTTGCCTCCAAAGCGTCAGAGGTATCTACTAATTGTGAATATTTACTTTTGGGAAGTTGAAACTCTCCATCTATTATATCAGAAAAGAAAGTAACGCCTTGTTCTTGAGAAGCTTTGACTAGAGGTAGTTCGCCACTAACCGTTGTTTCTCTTCCTTGGTTAGATTGCTGTATGCCTGATCCACGGTCCGTGGTTTGCGATTCGAGATTGGACGAGACTGATTCTTTTGTCTCTTCGCTTTGGCTAGTTGTAATAGGCTTTGTTTCATCTTCTTCCTTTCTATCAGTATTTATAAGGTTGAGCAAGTCCAATGGATCATTGTCAGGTGTCTTTGGATCTTCGTCATCTTTTTTTGGTGATAAGTTATTAGACTTATCTAAATCTTTTAAAAAGTTGAGTGCATTTGGCGCCGCAAAATTTTCGATGATATTGTATACATCATCTAAAGTTATATCACCGAGAGCCAAGCCTCGTTGTATCTGACTAGCTTGTTGAGCTCCCACAGTGGCCACGAGCAACGGACCGAGGATCGCGGGATTAGTAACATACTGAATCATCTTAGTTGCCTGTCATCACATCTTTATCGTCATCAATAATTAATTTTGTATCATGGGTGATGCCATGCTTATCGTAGTTCTCTAAAACTTTTATTAATTCGTCTTTACTCATATTTTCTAGAGGAGTGTCGCTTTGAACCTTGTTATCGTAAAAGCCAGCAACCTTACCTCTATTAACTTCAGCAGCCACGGCCGCCGAATAGTGTTTATGTTCTCTTGCTTCCTCTCTGATTTGTTTTAAGGAGGCCAAATGAGATGCAGTAGACACTCCATACATTTGATGCAGATCTTGTTTCATCTCATTAATAGCCTCCACTACGAAAGGATTTAAGTGAGGATTCATTAGATCAGTAGCAGTCTGACGTGCACGGTTTATTGAATAGCCCGCTTTCCGTGCTGCTTCGGCAGCGGAACATTCTCCGAGAAGAACTTTATGAACGTACTCATAAACAAAAATCATCTGCTTCGGTGTTAATTTTTGCTTTAGTCTCCTGTCATCAGGATTGATTAATTTTTTAGTAGTATTCATATGTTCGTTTTTCCCTTGGCTCCATGTCATCTTCGTCATCGTGCAAAGAAATAAAGCTTCCCTGCCTGTATCTTAACAGTGCTAAGGTGGTTGCGTCAACAAGATCATCGTGCTCTCCATAAGGAAAAGATGCTAACTCTTCTTGAACTTCTTCAGCCCAATCGTGCTCCGTTCTCCAAACATGACCTGCTTCAAAAATAGGAGACACAGAATTTAATCTAACATGTTTATCCATACCACGGTTAGGAGAGAAAGCTTGAGCGTATACTCCAAATCGCCTGAGCTCCTGTATCAAGGGTGTCCCTGATGCTTTGGCTTCAATTATAACACTATCAGGCTTATAGACCTGAAGTTGTTCCTTTGCTACTTGTTTTAGCTCAGGAAAATCCCAACGACCTTTTTTAGCGTTCAAAAGTATCAAATGAGTCTCATTTCCTTCATTAGGATAGAATACTCCCCAAGTTGTAATAGCTGAATAGTCAGCAGACTCCTTTTTTGAAAACGCAGTATCATAACTTTGTATGGTATAGGCACATTCAGGTGGATCTTCCTTTTGCCAAATGTTCCACCATTCACGTTTAATGATACTAGTACCGTCATGAGTAGGATTTTGTTGCCATTGTGCGCTCCACTTGGTGGGAACAAGAGAAGCTTTAACCTTATCGAGCTCATTTAGCTTCCAATACTGTGGCCAAATAGGTTTTCTCTTCTTTTCGTCATCATCATCTAAAATTGCCGGGAATTCTATGATGTCCCACTTGTCTGCTTTCAGATCTCCCATTTTTTTTATCAAATGGCCTGTTAGATCCTTGTCAGACCAACGAGTCATAACAATTACAATGCTCCCTCCAGGTTGCATACGCTGTCTAGGTCCTGATGTGTACCATTCATAGGCATTATCCATGGCTGTTTCAGACAAAGCATCTTGTTCTGAGTGTGGATCATCAATAATTAATAAATCAGCACCACGACCTGTGATTGCACCACCAACACCTGCCGCAAAATACTCACCTCCGAGGTTAGTCTCCCATCTTCCTGCTGCTTGGTTATCAGTTCTTAACGTTACATCAGGAAATACTCCTCGATACTCTCTAGTGTTCATTAAGTTTCTAACTTTTCTACCAAATCGAATAGCAAGTTCACCTGTGTGAGTCGCTTGAATAATTTTTAGCCGGGGATTTTGCCCTATCATCCATGCCGGGAATAAAAATGAGGCGAACTCACTTTTTGTGTGACGTGGAGGCATGTTCACAATGAGCCTTTGATTCTTTCCTGTCAAAAACTTTTGAAATTTTTCTGCAATCTTAATGTGATGTGGTCCTTCTACAAACTCAGGCCACATAGATTTAACAAATCGCATGAAATTACCACGTGCATGCTCTTGTTCGATCTTCTTTCTAAGCAATACCATCGCCTTTAATTGATTAGAATCGAGTTTTGAATAGTCTATGTGCATTTTTTACTCCCATAGTGTGTATATGTTGCTAGACCTAGTTCGCCGCTGTGCATAGCGGGGACAAATTTTGGGGGTCCGTTGGCTATAAATTTAAAGTACGTTGTCATTTGCTCTAAGTACCTAGGCCCATTGTTGCATAATCTACATTATAGGAACGCAAAACGCTATATTTTTCAACACTTCTAGCACTTTTTTTATTATACGATCTAGATCTAGTGGTCATGGTTCAAAATTTCGCTGATCGAGGACCATGGTTGGCCCACGTGGACCGTGCAAAGTGGTTCGTTTTCAACGTTTTCTGACAAAAAGTCGATATCCTTCGATCTATACAGAAAAAAGGCCCTCTCTTTGAGGGACCTTTGTAAGATAAACAGTCCGTTCGTAATATGTTTGTATTTGTGATGAAATGCTTTTTGGTGTGGCCTTAAACTTTGTAACAATCTAGAACGCTCACAAGCCTTACATTCAACGAACAAACTACGTCCAAATTTGTTAAACAAAATTAAATCAGGGAAACCGTTTATTGTAGTAGTTTCAATACGAATTGGATTAAAGTCGCTAAGCTTTTCCTTCACCATTTTATATAAATTCTTTTCAGCACTCATTCAAAATTAGACCGTTACATATTACAGATATTTAATCAATTTGGTACTAGAGAATTTTCCATAACTTCTTTTAAAATAATCAATTTGGAAAAAGGGTTCAATTACCTAGGAGGTCAAAAAAGTCAGTAAAATCAATGACCACCTATCACACTATACACACTACTAAAAATGAGAAGTGTGATGGGTAAAACCCACCTAATTAAAGTTAAAACCGTTAAGCGGACACTATCACACTTCTTTTAAAATATTTTTTATTTTTATTTTTATTTTTTCAAAAAAACCTAAGTACTGTGATTGTGTGTCTATTAATCTGATTAATCCGATTTAGTTTTTACTAGCTTAACTAGATTAATTTTGTTCGTACTTTGTTCACGGTCAACGGTCCCTGTCGCAATTTGCAATAAAATATAACAACTTCTCATAAAAAAAATACCCTTTAAATCCATTTTAAGAGCCATAGAGCATATAATAAATTATCATATAAAATCATACACGGACCTTTTTAAAACGCTCTAAAAACGCAAAAAAATGCCTGTGGATAACTTTTCGATTGTAATAATTTATGACCATTTTTTTTAATTATTTATCATTATTTATCATTTTTTATTAGGTAATATCTTAAATTAGTGTAAGGTACACACAATGACAAACCATACTTTAGAAACTGCACTAGAAGACAATAAGCCAAGCGCCTCATTTGAGGGTAGGTCTAATGCCCACGATATTCTAGTCGGACCCAAGAATTCGGAGTCGATCAGATCTAAGGTGCTAAAACACTTAACCAATTAAATTTGGGGGTAGCCTCTTCTTGAGGTCCTTGTGGGTTGCTGAGGTTGGGCCCTATATATTTGCCCCTCAGTGCACAGATAACTCAACAAGTAAGAGGTAGTCTGCGAACAATGAGTTCAATCGGTGACACCGATAAGGAAACAGTCAAACAATAATCTTTATGTATTTTTAATAAGGTCACTTAGTTGGCCTTATTATGAATGCATAAGCATTCAGAAAAGGAGCAAACGATGAAAAAACTAGAAATATCTCTACCAAGAAATGAGAGAGATCAAGAATTGGTTAATGACCTCACAGAGGCCACTAAACTTTTTCTTGGTGAGTTAGTATCTAAAAGACTTCAGAACACTTTGAAGATCAAAATCCACGTAAGAAGGACCACAGTCAAAAAGAAGTGGGGTCAAAATTGTGAAGGTGTTCACTTAGCCAACGCAAAAGGTTCTGACCCTGATAAAGATCATAAAATTATTATTCATAGTGAGTCTGATATTTTTGAAACTTTGGCTCACGAATTAGTTCACGTTAAACAAATTGCAACAAAGCAATATCAACAACGTTGGTGGAAATCTGATGGCGAACTCCACACACGTTGGGAGGGTAAAGAACTAGGCCCAAAGAGACGCATTCCTTACAGACAACGACCTTGGGAAATCGAGGCGTTTAACTTAGAAGGTAAATTACTCAGTAAGTGGAAGAATAGACTTATCGACAGACTTTATCTTATTTCTAAAAAACAAGCTGAACAGTCAGCATAAATATTTTAGATAACTCGTTTTGGGTTATCTTGAATATTTACAAATATTCAGAAAGAGAGCAAAAAATGACAAACAATAACGAAGACTTAGCCTATAAGACTTACAGAAAAGCTATGGTATCAGATGATACAGGTTATCTTTTAGCTGTTTGGTTTCAAGAATATGCTAAAGAGATTTCTAAAAAATCTCTTTTAGAAATGTTAGATGAAGTTAATAACCATTTAAATGATGAGCAAAAAGCTGAGTGGAAAAAGCTTGAAGCAAAACTATAAATACTTTTGATTACTCGCTCTGAGTAATCATGAATATTTATATATTCAAATACAGAAAGAGAGCAAAAAAATGACAAACATTAGAATAATCGATAAAAAACAAAAACTGTTGCCAAATAAACTAGGCACACAGTTTGGAAGCGTTAACAATTGGATTGCTTCCCAAACATGGTATCCACACGATGCCTTAACCATTGGCAACGGTGCGACAGCCTATTTTTGGTCAGATCGCCATGCCTGTACGGTTGTTGAAATCATCAACCGTAATAAAAAACGCTATGTGGTGGTTCAACAGGACCACGCAAAGCGTACCGATAAGAATGGCTTTTCAGAAAGTCAGACTTATGAATTTACTCCCAACCCTAAGGGTAGGAAGTTTATCTCCGAGGTTATCGATATCGAAACCGAAGACGGTCAGCTAGGCTTTATCTTAGAGCCTAGGTCCTTTAATCCTAAGACTAATCGTTTTAGGAAAGAGGGAACTCATGTTGGCCTCGGTCAACGGTCCGAATATTGGGACCCCTCATTCTAATAAATATTTTTGATTACTCGCTATTGGGTAATCATGAATATTTACGGATATTCAATAACAACAAACAAAAGGAGACAAAAATGATAGCTACAAACTATTTAAATACGACTAAATCACTAAGAGTAGAATATGGGTTAATTGATACCTATTATTCTTATGCAACCCCTGTGGCTTTTAGATCACATGACGGAAAGCTTTATGTAAGCGAAAACGTTTGGTCTACAACCACAGGTAAACACTTAACTCAAATTGACGGTGGAGATAGAAAATCAAGAATTCCACATGATCAGTTTGAGAAACTTTTAAATGAAACAAGAAAGCATTATAATGAACTCGGATTTTTATAAAAAACCGAAATCAGAAATTATAGTAGACCGAGTTATTATCGGTCTACTTGCATTCAAAGCAATTTGGATTGTTTACTTAATATCAACAGGAGGCTTATAAAATGAGAACAATATCAAGTAAAAACCCTTTGACCAAAGAAACTTGGGCATTCGTTAAACTATTAAGAGAGGGTCATGATTATGTCAGTAATGGAAACGATCATAACGTGTATCTACAAAAAGACGTTAATGGCGTTGAACACTTAGTGACTCAAAACAAAGACGGAAAGATCGAGTCAATAGAAAGATTGGAGGACTAATGACTGATACAAAAAAAACATATCAATTTACTGTACCCTGTGCGTACTACTATGAGATTGAAGCGAACACAGAAGAAGAAGCGAGGGAAATATTACTAGAAAAAGGTGGAATAGATATTGAGGGGGAACTATTACTTGAAGATGATGCATATAGAACGGCGGATTGCATAGAAGAAGAAGAAGAAGAAGAAGAAGAAGAATAAATAAGTTAATTCAAAAGGGGAGTTTTATGACTCCCCTACAACACAAAGGAGAGCAAACAATGAATTACACTACAAACTTTATAGGGTATGACATCAACGTTAAAGAATTATTTGACGATGAGTCATCTTCTATTCCAACAAGATACAGGATAACAGCAGAGGACGATTTGCATTGGTTTATTCAGTATTACGATATTAAAAAAGAAGATTACAGTCATTCTAATTTAAACGACTATCTTCAAACATTTAAACAACACATTGTCGAAGAAGAAAGGAAACTATAATGGCTAGTCATACACCAATAAATCATTTTAGCCTTGAAGCATGGCACAATGAATTAATATCAAAGTGTCATCATTGGGTTGAAAAATTAAAATACTCACAAAAAAGCTATAATGAAGTTATGGTTTTAAATAAATCTATAAAATTATTACCTAGAGATTACGGAAGTAAGCTCGAAGTTAAAAAGATATTTTCTTATAGATCAAACATTAATAAAAAATTAACTAAGGACGAATTTTTAAAAGTAAAAGATTGTGAAATAGAAATTCATGTCTTAGATGATAACACAATAGACAATATTTATATTGTTGCTTAAAGAAAGGAAAATATAATGGCAGATCATATAACCAAGCTAACCGAGGTTTACACTCGTTGGCTAAGTAAAGAAGAAAACAAAAACGTAGAAAAAGGGTCAGCAGATGACGTTTTATATAATAATCTTTATACGAACTCTTTAACAAAAGAACAAGAGGATTATCTCAAACGTTTTTGTGATCTTTGGGACGAAGCAGTGGAGCACGAACAAGCGCTCCCTCACTTAATTGAGCAAATCACTCAAGAGAAACAAAGAGCAAAAGACGATGCTCTTTATGACATCAAGAGAGAATATGAAAAATAATATACATTTTCTAAGACTCCGATGTGGGGTCTTGGACAATGTGTAATTGATGCTTTTTGCATATTGTAGGCACGTGGGTTGTCTAAAGTGAACTAAAATGATTTCTTAAGTTTTAAGGGTGTTGGGTTAAATGAGTAACTCAAAGTATCATCATCATAACTTTTGTTATCAATCTTCACAAACCCACTGACCAAAACTTTTTAAAATAGTTGGTTGAAAAAAAAATAAAAACACACATACATATAGTAAGAGATAAAAAAACTTGAATTTTTTTACAATGTCTCGATATAGTAAGTATAAGAAATAAAGAAAGACCTAGAATCAAACAAATTGCAATTTGTTTGTGGACGCTCTGACTGAATAACGATTTTAAAACAGAGTCGTAAGGTATTGATCTTAGGAAGCATGGCCAAATGGCTGAGGGCCTAAGAAGTAAGTGCGAGTAGATGAGAAACTATCTGTTCTACCGAAAGTTGTGGGTAATAAGTTCAAATCCCACAAGCGTTTATAGGTCTTTCTTCGTTTCAATAAAGGAGGTTCTATAATGTTAGTTATAGTACTTGACCCATGGTAGCCCTTAGGGGCTACTTTTCATTAAAATAAAAGGAGAGCAAACAATGACTAGAGAAGACATACACGAACTCGTATGGGATTATCTTTTTAAGAAAGCATACGATGAGGACAAACTATTCGATGAGATTGAGTATTTACTCAAATCTTTTGATAATTGGTGTGGCTATACTTTCAAAGAAATTTGGGAGTATTGGAATGATGAAAGAGAAAGATATGAATTCGGAGACGAGTTTATTTCTTTTTTAATTAATCACATTACTTTTGAGAACAAAACTTATGACGTAGACGGTATCAAAATAACACCAACACTTAAAAAACAATTACTTGTTTTTAAAAATAAACTAGAAGAAAAGGAGATATAAAATAAAATGTTTGAGATTATAATATATATAATTATAATGATGTTGGTCGGTTGGTTAACATTTTTACCGATCACATGGGACAGAAAAGAAAATAAAAAGAGAGGAAAAAATGAGAAAAAATAAAATTAAAAGAACTGTTCGTCAAATTCATGAGGAACAAAAAGAAAAAAACCGTTGTTATGTTTGTCACAAGAAATTTCCAAAACAAACAAAAACTGTTTATTTAAAGTTAGACGAAACTTATCAAGGTAATATGATTGTTGTCAAAGAAACATCAAACTTAGCGAATAAGACTTTACTTTTGTGGGACGGAGAAAGTTATATTAATTATGACGCTCCATTTTGTGGTAAAAGTTGTGCTACTAAATATGCAAAAGTAGTTATCAAAAAAAGAGGAAAGTCATTGAGAGAAAATTTAGAGTTAGTTGATCTCTTTTCCGATAATTATAGATTGGTGGCTGAGAATGGCAACTGATGTTCAAGCTAAAAGAAGATTAGTTCAAGGTAAAAAAATAAATTATAGAACTAATAATCCACAGGTAACACTTGAAGTGATGAGAGAAACTAATGGTTATTTATTATTAGATTTTACTCACTCGAAGTATAGTGGTAAGGCAACTATTAAAGTAAAAATAGACGGTCTTGATAAAAAATTTTATCGTCATTATTTAGATGATAGAAAAGAAGGGAGAGAATAAAATGGAAGCAAAAAAGAAAGCACTTTCAAATGGTTGGATAGAAAACGTTATTGACTATCACAATATTAGTTTGAAAGAAGTTAAAACTATTCTTGATAAAAAAGAATGGAACATCAACAATAAGCTTTATTTAAGAAGACTTAAAGCTAATTCACGATTAACGGTCAAAGGCTAGAGAGAGAGGACTTAATGACTTGGACGATACACCGTGGCTATTTAGGAGACCCTCAAGGTCTCCCAATAGCTGACAAACTGATCTTTGTAAAACACAAAGAAAGAAGCTACGAAGCTATTGCTCTTTACACAGGAGAACATCGCAACGTTTATAAGAAAGATAAAAATAAACTTTTCGATTACTTATCGACTCCCCTCGTTTGGAGCAAAGACAAAGTTGAAAATTTTATGCACACAAACCCAAGATTTATGCAAAGAATTTTTAACCAAAACAACAGGACTTTAGAGATAAAAAACTTTTTAGAGTCAGAAATAAAAAAGGAGAAAGAATAATGAAAGATGAATACTCATGGAAAGACGCAATGCAGAACATCGTTAATGCCATTAATATAGGTATTAAAGAAGAAACTGCGAAAATAAAAGAGGACGAAAAATTACATGTGGAGATTTTAGATAAAAAAACTCACGCAGTCGTAAACGTCACTAGAATAAAAAAGGAGAAAGAATAATGGACGATCAATTAAAAACGGTTGGCATGGTATCAGCTATGTTTGGTATTATGTCAGCAAACGACAAAGAGGGTAAAGTAAAATATCAAAAAAGATTTTTTGAGACAGTCAAAGGAATAAGTTTTCCGAATGATTGGGATAGCTTACCTTTAAAAGAAAAAGAAAGAAGACTAGAAGAGGTGCAAAAGTTAGCACTAGAAACGGAGAAAAAATGACAAAAGCAACAGAAGATGATTACGGTTTTAGCAAGACTATAAACATAACTTATATAGATGCACCTTATGACATTCATATTGTTCAGACCAATAAGGAAGAGGTCAACGTTTATGACCACGGTCATTATTTGTATTCAACAAAGATACCTAGGGTAGATGTCAAATATGTCAGTAGTGCTCGTGAGTTAAAAAAAGCTCGTGAGAATAAACTTATTGATGATGCTAAAAAAAACATCACTTGGTTTCATAATGACGATTCACCTGTTGGTAAGGAGGTAAATTAACCATGAATTGTGAGGCAGAAAATCAATGGAGATATCTTCACGGAAAAAGAAAAATTAAAATAATTTCTCTTTTGGAGAAATATATAAAAGTGAGAAATGTATCTAAAATTGATATACTTAACGAGAAGTTTGATCACGAGATCACAAAACTTCGTACGGAACTAACTAATATTAATAAATTATTAGATGTAATTTAGTTCTTTAATGGGGGGCAAAAGTCCCCCATTTAATCTATTTTAAAATTAATTAATATATTATATAAATAAATAACTTATTTCATGAAAGGAATTAGAAATGACTAAAACAACAAAAAAAGACGCTCAAAAATGGGTGTCACAGATAATGTCTAGAGATACTCAAACTCTATTAGAAAGAATATGTAAAGACACGATGAGAACAAAACCTACTCAATTACACATGATTGTTAAAGAATATTACGATAAATTACAAAAAGTTTAGTATAAATTATTCATAATTTATGATAAATTTGTGAAATGTTGGAGGTTTTAAAAAATCACCCACACTTCTTTGAGAAGACTGTATATAGAGTCGAATATGTTGACGTACCCGACGAAGAAGAAAATATTGTTCAAAAAGTATTGGTAGAGTTTACAGACGGTTCAGAAAAATTATATGATTTTAGTGTTTGGAAACAGATAGCTGAAAAAGGAAAAGAAATATTGGAGAGACGGAGGAATTAATCCCCCATACTCGGACCATGTGGAATTTTATCCCACCAATTTTTTGTTTGACTGTCTTCCTTATACTCTTTGTAAGCACTCTGTTGAGCTATTACATCTTGTAAATAAGCTATAATCAACTTGTTTTCTTGTTCTTCTGTCATTTAAATCTCCTTTTTTTTAGCGTGAACGATCAGTATATCAAAACTGAGGTATAAAAGGCCACACATTTATTTTTGATTTTGGTAAATAAATGGTTTGACTTTTATGATACAGTCGTTCCATGCTTAAATTTTTCTTAATTGGTTGGGCTTGTGTCAGTTCAAGTGGCCAAGAACAGTGTATTAGAGTAGGATCAGAGGTTATTCATGATACTTTTGAGAGTTGCCAACAACACTATGGCCTTATACTAAGTGAAATCTCAAAGGTTGAAGATGTTAATATGCAATTAAATTGTGTTAGTTCAGGAGTAATTGAGGACCTTATGCTAGGTCTTTAACCATTTTGCTAGTTTAGAACGAGTAGGAATAATTTTAAATTTATCACGGTTCACGATCATCAATACAACATTATATATTTTTTGTTCTTTAGTGGGGACCCTGTATATCATTTCTCCACTTCTTCTGTAAGAACCATTTGAAGTTTTAATACTACTAATTCTCTTTGAAGCAGTTTTAACATCAATTCTAAAAGTTTCGTTGTTAGGAGATATTGCCATTAGATCAATTATTCCATGAGAAGAAACATTTTTAAAAACTAAAAAACCTAGCTCTAATAATTTTATTGTAGCTGAATATTCTGAGGTTGACCCTACTAAATGTTTTTTATTTAAAAAATTTTTCAAATCAAATTTATTTTATTTATCCAAGGTTTGGGAATAAGTTGGACTCTACCACAATCAGAATCGCCTTTACGACCTTTGTCAGCAGAAATTATTACGTACTCTTTAGTTTCTTTTACTACATACCCTAGACTCCAAATTTTTGGTGGAGTAATTTTTAAAGCATCTTCTAATTCATGCCAACCACTACCCAATTCGTAGGCATCAATCCACTCTATTTCAACTTTGTTTTCTAAGGCATTTTTCACGCCTTAATTTTATATTATTTAAAATAATTCTCAGGTGTTATTTTTGCTAATTTATCCATTTGTGATTTATCGTTGCTTTTACAGGCTATTCCGTAGGCTTCTTTTCCCATGACAATGGAAAATTCAGATACTTTATTGGCTAATCCTTTGTGAGTCGCTTGACTGACAGATTCCATGTACATATCATCAAAGAGCATGACTCCGTTATCTTTTAATTTTGGCCACCAATTTTCTATATCATCTAAGACTTGATCATATTCATGAGCTCCATCTACGATGATAGTATCAAAAAATTTATCATCAAAACTATCTAATGTTTTTTGGTCATCAGACCTACTTTTAACTAAGTGTAAAAATCCTTGATCAATAAAAGATTTTAAATGTTCTTTTGTTTTTTCATAAAATGTTCCGTCTTTGCCTACAAAATCTTTTAATGTAGCGTGTTCTGAAGAACCTTTAAAAGTATCCAATGCCCAAACATTTATATCTGTTCTTTTTGTATTAACAATATTGGTACACATATAAGTTGTTGACCTACCATAAAAACACCCAATCTCTAAAATTTTTCCATTCTGTGGACAAAAATCCACTGCTTTATCGTACTGTTCATGACCATTGAACCACCCAGGTATGTCATAATATTTCATTGTTTTAATTTCTCCGTTATTGACTCAGCTAATTGTATTGCAGTTTCATGAACTACATTGGCCATGGACCACTTTTCATATTTATCTAAACTTTCTTGCATTTTAATTAACTCGTTAAAGCATTCGCATGCTTCTTTTAACTTTCTATGGTCTATCTTTTCTCTGTTAGGACTCAAGATCATATTAACCACTCCTTAAATTCTTCGCCCATTATTTCAGTAGCGATATTAATTTTAGAACGTAAACTTTTAATTATATTTTCATCTACTGTTCCCTCACAGATAAGATCGACATAAGTCACTTTCTTCTCTGTTCCGATTCTATGATTTCTAGCTTCAGCTTGTTCTCGTATTTCAAGATCATAATCGTTAGAATAAAATATCATAGTATTCGCTATATTTAAAGTAAGACCATAACCCCCTGTTCTTGGGTGTCCTACTAAAAATCTCATGTGATGACTAGGGTCTTTAAATCTTTCTAAAATTTTCGGTCTTTCAGTTGAAGGAGTTTCTCCATAAAAACCCTCTGCTGAGCCTTGTCCATATTTTTTATCTAAAGCTTCAATAACTGTTCTAATGTTATGCCTATAAGAGCACCATATAATTATCTTTCCGTCAGCTTCTTCTACTGTATCAATTAATTCTTTGACTCTATTCTCTGAAAAATCAATTAACTTTCCCTCATCAGTTGTCATGTATCCACAAGCTATTTGATGTAATCTTTTTAACTGAGCAATTAATGTAGCAGTAGTGAGTTGTTCTCCGTCTATCTCAGCTAAAGCTAATTTTTTCATCATAACATATGCTTTCAATTGATTATCGGTCATCGGTACACGTCTCTTTAAATAAACTTTATCAGGTAAATCTAAGGCTTCATCTTTTGTTACACGATAAGAAAAGTCTCTTATTTTCCCTGTCAATTCATCTAATCTTTTGTATCCTGTTACTTTGTTAAAACTTCTACCACCGAAACTCATTTTTACTTGATCACAATATCTAGCTTTAAAAGTATAAATAGAACTAAAACCTAAGAGGTCCTCATTTAAAAAAGCACATTGAGAATATAAGTCTTCAGGAGATTTAGTTATTGGAGACCCTGTTAAAATCACTCTATAACGAGCATAGGAGCCTATCTTAACACATCTCTTAGTTCTTTTAGCTGACCCATTTTTAATTATAGTAGACTCATCAACACACATTAAAGTTTTATCGGTATATGTAAATTTTTCTGCTACGTTGCTACCATTTTTTGTAATGATTGCATCAATGTTCATAACTAACACTTTTAATTTATTATCTGTTGAAAATAATTTTAATCTAATTTCTTGTTGTTCTTTTTTTGTTTTAGCTCCTTCCCAAACATGAACATCATATTCAATATGCTCTGCTAAATGTTTTGCTAATTCTTCTTGCCAATTATATTTAATTCCATTTGGACAAATAACTAAAAGATTATTTACTTTTCCGTTATCAAATAAAATAGACACACCGTCTATTAAAACTTTTGTTTTTCCACAACCCATTTCCATAAACAAAGCATACTCAGGTTTATCTTGATCAAATGAATTCATCATTCCAGCAAGGCCCACCAATTGATGTTCCATAGGCTTAGTTTTAAACTTGTATTTATCTACCAACATATGTAATATTTTATTCTATAAAAGAGAATATAATAAATGATACAAAAAAGTAAAGTGTATGTTATTCAAAACGTACTTAGAAAATATCCTGACGGAACACTAAGATCACTAGATTACAGTCAAGCAGAAAGATTTGGAGAAGTTATATTTTTGTTTGACGGAAGCAAGCAAGTTGTAATGTCTCCACAACCAACAATTAGAAAACTCAAATCTCTTCTAAAAGACTTTAAAGACAACGATTATTTACTTTTAGTTGGAGATCCCGCCTTGATTGGGTTGACATGCTCAGTTGTTAGTACTATATCTAATGGTAGATATAATATGTTAAAATACGATAGGATAGAAAAAGATTACTTTCCTATCAGAGTTGACATTTATAACTAAGAATAAAAAAGGAGAATAAATATGGCTATTAATTTAAGACGAGACGAGAAAGATTTTCAAGTAACTGAAGTAGACCCTATTTCAAAAGGCTCTCAAGATTATTTGAAAGCTGAAAAAGAAGTTGAGGACTTAGAGGCTTTACTTAAAGTTAAAAAAGAAGCTTTACGTAGAGCAAATGAAAATCTAGTTCAATTATTTGAAGAGCGTGGTGTCACTTCAATTAAAATGAGAGACGGTTCTAATGTAGAAATAAAACCATTTTATACAGGAACAATATCTAAAGACAGACAAGTAGAAGCTTTTGCATGGCTTCGAGATAATGGATATGAGGACTTGATTAAAAACCAAGTCATAGTAAAGTTTGGTAGAGCTGAAGATGATAAAGCAAAAAAACTTTTTTCAGACTTAGCTAACCAAGGGCTCGATACTGACAGAAATGTTAAAGTCGAACCTTCTACTCTAAGAGGTTTCATTCGTGAACTTATTGAGAGTGGAAAAGAACTTCCTATGGAAACTTTTGGAGTTTTTGTAGGACACAAAGTCAATATCAAGAAAGGTAAATAAATGACAGAGACAGTAAAAAAGCAAGTAGCGAAAAGCGAAAAAAAAGAAGTTGCACAAGTAAGTGCGATATTAAGATCAGCTCCACTTTCAAAAAGAGATGCTGATGATTACTCAATACCTTATTTAAATATGCTAAGTAAGGGTTCACCTCAAGTAGATGAGGAGAATGAAAAATATATAAAAGAAGCTAAAAAGGGACAAATATTTAATACAGTTACAGAGGTTTGTAGTGATGTATTAACAGTGTTGCCTGTTTATTATAGAAGACGATACGTGGAGTGGTATAATGACAGAACTAAAAATAAGTCCCCTGTAAATGAATTCACTCCTGAAGAGTTTCAAACTTTTCAAAAGCAAGGTAAAATTGTTCGTGGTGATGATAAGAAAGATCGCTTTGTAGGTAAAGGTGATTCTTATGTAGAAAACACTGCTGAACATTATGTTATCGTTATCGATGGTCAGAGTTGGTATAAGGCCCTAATAAAAATGAAGGGTTCACAACTTAAAAAGTCAAGGCAGTGGAATTCAATCATGTCAAATCAAAGACGTGTAGACGGTGATGAGATTTATCAGCCTAAGGATTTTGCAATGGCATATGACCTGTCAGGTAAACCTGAAAAAAATGATCAGGGAAGTTGGCATGGTTGGGCTATCAATCAAAATAAATGGATTGACGAATTAGGATTAGTTAAAATTGAGGACATTTTAGCTGACGCAACTCAATTCGAAAAAAGTATTCACAGTGGGGAGTTAAAAGTTGCTCCTCAGTCAGATGAAACAAGTTCCCCGCAAGGGGAGTCCTCGCAGAGTGGTGATATACCATTCTAATAGCCGCGTAAATTGAAGACGTTTTCTTTATTTTTTCGTCTTCAAAGCTGAGGTGCGATTTTTTCCGGCCTCCTTTCGGGTCGTGCCTCAGCAAAAAGCTATTATTGTGAGGAATTATGGAGCTAGAATTAGTACAAAAATTTAAGGATATATTTACAGGGCTAGAGAGAGCTCATGGTGTATTCGAAAAAAAGAATGAACCCCAAGAAGGTGTAAAGGTTGAGGCTCATATGAAAACGGTCCACGAGCCACCGTCCTTAGAAAAATTTGAATCACATCTTAAAGGAGAATATCCTGCAATGGGTATCGTTCCGATTAACGATGATGATAAATGTAAGTTTGGTGCAATAGATATTGATGTCTATCCTTTAGATCACAAATCATTATTAAAAAAAATAAAACAAAAGAAGTTTCCTTTAATTATGTGTCTATCAAAAAGTGGTGGCGCACATTTATATTTATTTACAAAAGATTATGTCTCAGCGAAAGACATGCAAACTAAACTTAGCGAAATGGCAACCACCATGGGTTTCCCTAAAGCTGAAGTATTTCCTAAACAAATTGAACTCTATCAAAGAGAGGGAGAAGAAAAAAGAGATACAGGAAGTTGGATTAATCTACCTTATCACGGAAGAAGTCGTTATGGCCTCAACAGTGTTGGTAGTGCTTTAAGTTTAGAAGAGTTTCTTTCTTACTACGATAACCTTGTTGTTGGTGCTCTCAAGTCGATTAAAACCGATTTCAAGAACGAGGTTATTAAAGACGGACCTCCATGCCTACAAATACTTACTGAACAGGGTGTCTCCGATGGCTCCAGGAATAACGCTCTGTTCAATGTAGGCGTTTACTATCGAAAAGCAGACCCTGATAGTTATAAAGAGTTAATCGAAGAGTATAATAGAAACTATATAACACCACCTTTAAAGTCAGATGAAGTATTAATAGTTATAAAACAAGTCAGTCAGAGTGATAACAATGGTGCTCCTAAATATATGTATCGTTGTTCTCAGCCTCCTATCGAGTCTTTATGTAATAAAAGACTTTGTAAGAAAAGAAAGTTCGGTATTGGTAGCGAAGGTGATAGAGACCATCCTGTTTATTCTGATTTAAAAGTTTATAAATCTGATCCTCCAAGATACTTTCTCAACGTTGATGACAGAAGAATTGAAATATCAAATACTGAGGATTTGATGACTCATAAAAAAATTATTCAAGCTTGTTTGGAACAATTAAATACAGGAATTATGAACATGAGTTCTGCTGAATGGAATCAAACATATAGTGATTTATTTGAATCTATATCAATAGATCATCCTCCTGAAGAAGTTACAAAGAAAGGTGAGTTTAAGGAACTGTTAGAGGAGTTTTGTTTACATCAAGGAGAAGCTTTAACTATGGCTGATATATTTTTAGGTAAATCTTATACTGAGGAGGGGTTTACTTACTTTGCTTTAAAAGATTTAATGGACCACTTGAAAAGAAATGATTTTAAGGAATCAAGACCTTGGGTGACTATGAGATTAAAAGAGGAGTATAATGCAGAAGATTTAATTAGAACTGTTAAAAATACAAGGGTTAGACTATGGAAGATTAAACAGTTAACAATAGAAGAAGTTAGTCTTGAGGTTCCTAATATGAAACAACAGAAAGATATAGAGGAGGACATACCATTTTGAAAAAACTAACTTCACAGGTTCAAACTGATCAAATCACAGATGAGATCAGCACAATGTTCGATTACAAATTTAATGGTCAAACTGAGTTTGAGCTTCCTAATTTTAGAAATATAAACAATGATTTTAATATAGGATTAATAGTAGGTGCATCAGGAACAGGTAAATCAAGCTTGTTAAAAGATTTTGGAGAAGAAGAAATTATAAATTGGGATAAAAACAAAGCAGTTTGTTCTCACTTTACAACATCTGAAGAAGCTCAAGAAAGATTGTCATCAGTTGGTTTCAATACTATTCCCTCTTGGATGAAGCCTTATCACGTCTTAAGCACAGGAGAAAAGTTTAGGGCAGACTTATCAAGACGCATAAAAGAAAATGCAATCATTGATGAGTTTACAAGTGTGGTAGATCGTAATGTAGCTAAGTCTTGTTCTAATGCTTTACAAAAATTTATAAGAAATAAAAATATTAAAAATGTTGTCTTTGCTTCTTGTCATTATGACATCATTGATTGGTTGCAACCTGATTGGGTTTTCGATACGAACTCAAGCAAAGTTGTGACAAGGGGGTTACTTAGGCGACCCAAGGTCGTTTTGGAAGTCGTTCCTTGTTCACCCAAAATTTGGCCATACTTCGCTGACCATCACTATCTCACAGGACACATCAGTAACGCATCACGATGTTGGCTTGGAACATGGCAAGGAGTTCCAGTTGGATTTGCTTCAGTCATTTTCTTCCCCTCAGGAACAATCAAAGAAAAAGCATGGAGAGAACACAGGACAGTGATATTACCTGACTTTCAAGGATTGGGATTAGGAGTTCGTTTATCGGAAGCAGTAGCACAACAATTCACGAAGATCGGTCATCGTTTCTTTTCTAAAACAGCACATCCTCGTTTTGGTGAATATAGAGAGGCACATCCTGAAAAATGGAGACCAACAACACATAACAAACAAAATAGAAAAGATGATTACGAAAAAGAATTAAAAAGATTAGAAGAAGGTAAAACAAAAATAAGAACTTTTGGTGGTTATTCTCAAGAATTAAGAGAAAGACATAAGGAAAGGGTTTGTTACGCACATGAATTTATTGGATAAGAAAATACCCACAGTTGTTATTGGTCCACCAGGCACAGGTAAAACCACTTTTATATTAAATAAAATTGAAGAATATTTATCGAAAGAAATTTCTATTGATGAGGTAGCTTTCTTTTCTTTTTCAAATAAAGCAGTAGACGAGGCCAAACAAAGAGCTTCAGAGAAGTTTAAAGTTCCCATGAGTCATTTAGAACATTTTAGTACAATGCACTCTTTTGCTCTGAGGCAAATGGGTTTAACACGAGAACATATAATGAGTAACAATGATTGGAGGAACATATCAAATGAACTTAGGATTAATATTAACGTTAATAATGATGATGACATATTTTTCAACAACTATGACGACAAATATGTTGATCTTATAGAAAAGTCAAAAAGGAGAGATATTTCGTTAAGGGAGTGTTGGGCTATGTTTGCTAAGGACATAATTTGGCATAAACTAGAATACATAGATAAGGGTCTAAAAGACTACAAAAATTTCGGATATAAGAAGTTTACAGGGGGTACAAATGGATATCTCGTAAAAGATCAAGGGCCAAAAATAGATTTTACAGACCTTATAAAAAACTATGTTGAGGGTAGTTTCTATAAGTCTTTTAAAGTTGTTTTCTTTGATGAGTCTCAAGACATGTCTACTATACAATGGAAAATGGCAGAAAAGATTTGGAGGAACTCTGATAAGTCTTATTTAGCTATGGACCCTAATCAAGCTATATATACTTGGGCAGATGCTGATGTGGGAAAAGCGATTCAAATAAAAGAAGAAGCTGAAGAATTAATTGTTTTAGATCAATCAAAAAGAGTGCCAAGAAAAGTTTGGGAAGTAGTTAATCGTGTAGAAGAACAAATCATTGGTTATGACGATATTAAATGGTCTCCAGCAAATAGAGACGGTGCAGTAGAATTTATAAGGGGTATTTATCATTTAAATATGGATGAGGGTTCTTGGTTAATTATGGGACGAACAAGAACTATTCGTGATGACATGGAAGAAGTTATGAGAAAGAAAAATATTTTTTTTAGGGTAAAATTAAAAGATAATAAATACAGATATTCAGTTAAAACCCAAGAAAGAAATGCTATACTAACTTGGAAAGACTTAATGAGACAGGAGAAGAATGAGGTTCCCATTAGATTAGTAGAAAATTTATACAAGTGTCTAGGAAAAGAATTTGTTTTGAGAGGTAATAAGAAAAAAATATCTGAACAAAGAAAAGCTTTTCCTGATAAGAAATTATCTTTTTTAGAACTCAGAGATGATTTTGGATTACAAGCTGAGTTCGGAACTCCTTGGACAGAAGTAATGACAACAATTAATACAGAAACTGTTGCTTACTTAGAAAATTTAGAGTCTAGAGGAGAAAATTTAGCTTTAGAGCCACGAGTAACTTTATCGACCATACACCAACAAAAAGGTGGAGAAGCTGATAATGTTATCGTGTCTTTAGACATAGGAAAAATGGCGTATGAGGAATATAGGGTCAATCCTATAAGTGAGCACAGACTTTTCTATGTGGCGTTTTCAAGGGCTAAAGAAAACCTTTTTATAATAACACCACAATCAAGAGAGGCTTATAGAATATGAGTAAACAAATTGGTATGTTCAAACCAAAATCTGAATGGGTTCCACCTATGGATTTCCCTAACATTAAAGACGCTGATAAAATTGCAATTGATTTAGAAACTAAAGATCCTAACATCATGGAGAAAGGCCCAGGTTGGGCCACCAATGATGGAGAAATAATTGGAGTTGCCATAGCTGTTGATGGTTGGAAGGGATATTATCCTATTAGACATGAGACAGGATTTAATCACGATTCACGGGTCGTGTTTGATTGGCTAAATGAAATGCTCTCAGGAGAGGGAGAGAAAATAGCTCACAATGCCACCTATGATTTTGGTTGGTTAGAAGCTGAAGGAGTTAAGTGGAATGGTCGTATCATTGATACAATGATCGTTGCTCCTTTGATTAATGAGAATAAATTTAGTTATTCTCTGAACGCAGTTTCTAAAGAATATTTAGCTGAAAGTAAAAGTGAGTTTTTATTAAACGAAACTGCAGCACAATGGGGTGTGAATCCTAAGAGTGAAATGTTTAAAATACCTTCTCAGTATGTAGGAGAATACGCAGAGCAAGACGCTGTTTTGTCTCTAAAATTATGGAACAGATTAAAACCTGAAATATCACAACAAGATTTGGAAACAGTATTTAATTTAGAAACTGATTTAATTCCTATCTTGATGAAGATGAGAAAAAAAGGTGTAAGAGTAGATTTAGAAAAATTAAAGAAAGCAGAAAAGTCTTTTATAAAAAAAGAGAATGAACTTTTAAAATACGTTTTTGGTGAGACTAATTTAAAATGTGATATATGGGCTGCTCGTTCCATTGCTACTATCTTTGATCATTGTAAAATAGATTATCCTAAAACAGATAAAGGTAATCCTTCTTTTACAAAAAACTTTTTAGAGTTTCATCCTCATCCTATTCCAAAAGCAATTGTTCAAGCTAGAAACTTTAACAAAGCACGGACCACGTTCCTCCATACGATAGAAAGATATCAACATAAAGGTAGAATACATGCTAACGTCAATCAGTTACGAACCGAGAACGGTGGTACTTTGACAGGGAGATTTAGTTATTCTAATCCCAACCTTCAACAAATTCCTGCTAAAGATGATGCTAATTCTGATATAAAAATAGGTTCTTTAATCAGAGGTTTATTTTTACCTGAAGAAGGAGAGCAATGGGGTTCTTTCGACTATTCACAACAAGAGCCACGTCTCGTTAGTCACTATGCTAATATAGTTAAATTGGAGGGGGCTGAAAAAATCGTTAAAGCTTATAATGAAGATAAAACCACAGACTTTCATACAATCATGGCTGAGATAGGAAATATACCTCGTAAAAGCGCTAAAACGATAAATTTAGGACTATTTTATGGCATGGGTGTGGGTAAGTTATCCGATCAATTAGGAATTGATCCTGAGGAGGGTAAATCGTTAATTAAACAATACAATGAAAGAGTTCCTTTTGTAAGACAATTAGCTGATGCAGTTTCTGATCATGCTCAAAAAAAAGGTGCAGTTAAAACTTTTTTAGGTAGAAGATGTCGTTTTGAGTTATGGGAGCCTAAGGCATTTGGTTCTTATAGGGCTTATCCTTTAGACAGAGCTAAGGAAGAATATGGAGAATATACTCCTTTGAAAAGGTCAGGGACGTATAAGGCTCTTAATAGATTGATACAAGGATCAGCAGCAGATCAAACAAAAAAAGCCATGGTCAATCTTTACAAAGAAGGCATAATACCAATGATTCAGATTCATGATGAATTGGCCATAAGCTTTAACGGAGATAAAGAAATGCAAGAAAAAATAGTAAATGTAATGGAAAATTCAATTGAAATGAGTGTTCCATCTAAAGTAGATGTAGCAACAGGAAATAATTGGGGGGAAGCAAAATGAATTGTTGGCATTGTAATTACGAATTAATTTGGGGTGGTGATCATGATATCGAAGAAGATAATGAAGAATATTGTATTGTGACAAATTTAAGTTGTCCCAATTGTGACAGCTACGTTGAAGTTTATCTTCCTCAAGAAAAAAAGGTAAATTTAAAAGTAATCAAAGGAGAAGAAAATGAGAATAACTTATAATAATGGTGAATTAAACTTGTCTATGACTCATGATGAGGCAGAGCACATATATAAAAACAAAGGCAGAAGTATATCGATGGATATTAGTTGGTTGAAAGTTTTACATGAGGACATATCTAAATGTGTCTTGGCTCATTGGTCAAGAGTTGAGGTGTGGGATGCACTAGAGTCACATCAGAAAACTGTTAATAGCAAATCTAAAAGTAAAAAATAAATGTATGTTCTCTAACTAATAGGAGAACATTATGATTGAATTACTTAAAAAACTAACAAACTTTATTACACTTGAACATGACTCAGACAAAGCTCTCAAAGAATTTTTAAGAGCAGAATATAAAAAAGATTGGGAATCAGCTTACGTTTGGTTTTTAGAAGAAGGTTGTTTGCCTCCTTCCACAAGAAGAAATGACTAAGTATTAGCTACTATTTCAGCTAAATGTTCACATCTATTTGTGGTTTGTTTATGCCACCTAGAGTCTTTCATTTCTTCGGCCGCTTCTTTCCACTTTTTAACTCTCATGTTTTTCCACATTTTGGAGAAGTTTCGAACACCTTGAGTTCCTAGCTGAAAAACCATTTCCACGATTACATGTTCTATATGAGTAGGCAAATCGTGACCAATACATTCTTGTATCAATAAGTCAGCTCCTGCTGCTGCTCTATTTAAATCCAAATCAAATAGCTCATCTATTTCTTCTCTAGAAATTTTCTTTCCCTCAGGAAATCTTTCTCGTTCGTGAGGCTGAATAAGATGGCCTATGCCGATCGTGGCTTTTCCTAAACTATCTAAATATACGTGGTCAACTATTCCTTCCGCAGAAGTGACTCTAGCTTTTAATTCATCTGTAATTTTTATCATTTTGAACCTATACCCCAATGTTCTTCATGTGGGTCTTTTTCTTCCTTTCTTTTAAAAATGTTTATAATAAATTTCAATAATTTCATTTATCTTAATTTATACCCTAAACCATTGTATTTGTCTACACTTCCACCGTTTTTAAATACAAAACTTAATCCACCTTCTATTCCTTTATCACCGATTCCTACGTTATAATTTACAGGAGTGTTATTAAACATAAATTGATCTTTGTACCCTATTCTATTTGGATCAAACGGATCAAATTGTATTTTATTTAAATTATATTGTTGAGCTAAGTTTTGTAAATTTTGTAATTCACCTAATAAATTTATTCCTACGTTGTCTGCTCTTGCATTAACTAAGGAATTTTCAAAATTAGTCTGATTATTTATATTATTGGGCTTTGCTTTAAAAGGAAGATTATCTAACATTGTTCTTTTTGGCAAAAAATCATAAATTTCATCAAACTCTTCATTAGAAAGAGTGCTCGGTAGTGCGTCCAATGATTGATTATTTATTTGTTGATTATCAAAGGTAGGACCTACAAAACTATCAGTTGGCATTCCTTCAAAAAGATCTCCTCTAGCCTGTGGAACAACAGTTTCTATACCACTAGGAACAGTAAAAAAATCTTTACCTTTTTGATATAAACCTCTTAATAATTGAATAATGGGAGGGCCTTTTTCTTTAAAACCTTGTGCTAAGTTTGTTAATCCAAATCTAACATCGGATCCTATTTCACTTAATGTAGGTCCATACTGTCTAGCTAATCTTTCTCTTTCAGCGGCAAGATTACGAGGAGCATCAGCAGTCATTTGTAAAAGATTTGAGGAACCTTGAACAGGTTTTGTATATAAATTTTTAAAACGTTGACCCTCGTCAGCTTGTGTTATTCTTCTTAATGCTCTGTCATCAGATACATCTGGTCTATTGGAAAAGAATTCTCTACGACCTCTAGCAATATCTAAATCTCTAGCAATATCTGCTTTGCTAGTTCTAGCTCTACTAGCGTCAGCTTTTAATTGTGAAATTCTACTAGGTTTTTGTGCAAAAGGAGGAGCCATTATGCTACCACCTGTGGTCTTTTAAATTTTTTAGACTCATAGAGGTTCACGATACCTCCATCTGCTGCATTAAATAGAGGTAGGCCAACAGATTCTAAACCAGCCATGGTTTGTGTATTAGTCGCTCCACTACCTTGTCCTCCTAAAGAAGCTATATCAACTTGAGGAATATTAATAGGCTCTATTAAAGGAACATTAGTTTGTCCTCTACTTACAGGAATTTCTTCTTTAGGAGTAGAGTTAATAGTTTCAATATCGTTAAGCATTTGTTCTTCAAATATATCTCCATCGTAATCATCAGCCATATTATCTAAAGTTTCTGTAGCAATTTGACCAAATTTAGTCAGTTCTTCTATCTCTCTTTTATGTTGTTCATAAGCTTCAGTTCCCTCTTTAAAATCTTCTTTTAATTTATCAACCAAAGTCATCTGTATTAAACGAACCATATTAGAATATCTTGTTTTATAGTTAGTGGCATTATCCATTGCTTTGTAAAAAGCTCTAGCTTTTTTAGGATCTCCTAAAATATTAGCCATGCTTCTTAGTCTTAAAAAGAAAGCTGGTGCACCTATCCCTGATTTTAATCCTACAAACCCTCCAAAAAGAATACCCATTAACCCTGTGGTTAAATTAACTGCACCAATGGAAAGTTTTTTATTCAAAAGACCTGCCGCACTAGGAATAAATGTATTTCCTCTTGCAACTAAAACATCTAAAAGTTTTTCTAATTGTTGTCCTGATATAAATTCTTTTGGATTCCTAGCGTGTAAAAGATCAAAGGCTGTCATAACTCCTTTTTTCATTTGATCATTTGTTCCAAAAATACCATTTCTGAATTTAACAGGATCAAAGTTTAAAAAGTTTTTAGTAGCAGAAAAAGTAGAAGTATTTTCACCTGAAGCTTTTAAAGCTTTTATAGCTCCGTTCATACTATCGTCCATAAGCTTAAATACAAAACTACCGAAAACATTAGGATCACTACCTGTTAATTTAAAAAGTTGTTTTACTGCTTGAGGAGAGTTTAATTTTTGCATTAAAGGTTTAAAAATTTGATCATAGTATTGAGTTCCTTCTTTTGAGAGAGGAGTTTGATATAATTGATTAACATTATAAGTCTGAGTTATTTTTGTCCCAGGTGCTCCAGGAAGATCTATGACTTTTTTAACGGTGTATCCTTCGTCACCAAATCCAACTAATTTAGCAAAATCATTTGTATCGGTTCCTTGTCTATATTGTTGAGTCATTTTTGCAAAAACACCTTTATCAAAAAAGTCTTTTCCCATAGGCATAGCGCCATCTCTCTCTACTCCAAATCTAAATACATCATCTGCAAACTTTTTAGCCTCTCTAAGTAAGGCTACTTTACTTGGATCTAATATTCTTGGTAAAATTTGTGAAGTAACCTGACCTGCTTGATTTACTGTGAAGGCTCCTCCTTCAGTAGCTGTTACGTAACCTAGGTCCTCTATAAAATCGGTTTTAAGACCATCTATTAAAGCTCTAGTGGTGCTGTCCTCGTAAGGAAGTGAGTCATAAATGTCATTTAATTCATCTCTATAAAATTTGTAATCATCTATGGTAAGTTTTTTTCCTTTAGAATCTTTTATAAATCCTTTAGCAAATTTATAAAAAGGAGTATCTTTTAAAACTTTTGAAGCTTGACTGTCTGCTTTTTTTATAAAGGCAACAAGATTGGATCTTGTTTTTATCATAGGAAAAATAGATGTCCCCTTACCAAATAATTCATCTATTTGCCTGTAAAAGTTATCATAAGCAGCTCCTGTTACTGCTTTCCATTCTGCTCTACCTTTAAGCATTGATTCTAAAAAAGTAGTTGTAGTGTCTTTACCTGATCTAGGTGCAAAAGCAGCAATCATCTTGTCTACCTTATCTTTAATAATAGGTCCTTGTTCTTTAACAAATGCTCCTGCTCTGTCAGCAACTAAAGGTAGCCTACCAAAAGATTTTAGAAAAGATGATGCAAAGGTACCTGACTCTTGTGCAACATCTGCTAAAATTGGTTTTACTCCTACGTCATAAAAATCTTTTAATTTTTTTCTAACAGCGTCATTAGCTAAAATTATATTATTCTTACCTATACCAAGTGTCTTAAATATACCAAGACCAATTAATTCGTTCATACCTTCTGTTTTTAAATTCTCAGGAAGCTTTGCTATAATTTCGTCTATTGTTTCCTCGTCTCCATCTAAATAACTACTGTAAGTATCGTAAGCGAAACCAGCACTGCCTGCTAGTGTACTTGCTGCAAGAAAACCTAATATGGTTCTTTGTTTAATTTTTGTTTTCATTTTCTTAGTAACAGGAAGTTTATCAATGGTTGCTTTTTGAAAATCCCATAATTTTTGAAAAACAGTTTTAAAAGCTTTTTGACCTGACCCTCCCTTTGGAATTTTGTCAGGATTTTTTGCAAAATAATTTAAAATTAAAGGACCTGCTATTGATCCTGTAATGGTTGACACCTCTTTTGGTAAGTATGCCTCTAATCCTACTTCGTCCACTAAACCTTGAATGTAAGCATTATATTCTTCTTGTTTCTCACTAGAGACTTGTTGTCTTACATCAAATCCTAAAAAACTTTCTAAAAAAAAAGATTTTTCATTTTCATTTTCAATTGGAGAATAATCTTCCTTAAAAGGAGAATCACCCATATAAATTATTTTTTGACCGTCTTTTTCTTCAATATCTAAATAAACTGGTTGAGTAAAACTAGGAAAATTTAAAGCTGGAACTGATCCCTCGATTAGTCTAGTTCCTTGAAACTCAGATTCATCAACAGGAATAAACTCTGCATACGGATTGTTTTCTAATCCTAAATCCCCTATTTCGTCTGTTTTTTTAGGGATAAACTCTTCATAGGGATTATTTTCCACCATGAGACTATTCCCCTGTCCCGTATTTCTCGTTAAATAATTCTAAAAATTTTGGTTTAATATCTTCAACAGTGGCTCCTTGACTAATAGAATAAATGGCTCCTGTAAAAATAGGATCAGTTAATAGTTGAGGATATTTTTTTAAATCAATGTTAGGAAGGGCATCCAATAAAGTGCTTTGTAAATTATCTGCACTAAAGTCTTCTTTTGAAGGAAGCTTAATAGGCTCTTTAGGCGCTAAAGTAGCTCCATATTCTTCATTAAATATTTCAGGCTTTTTATACTCTAACGATCCTTGACCTAAACTATCTCTGTATGTGTTCATTTTATCAAAAACAGTTTTATGAACAGCCATTAAACTTTTTCTAATACTAGAAGCTGAACTTAGTGCTCCATAATCTAGTCTTTCTTTAGCTATTGCATCTATGTCTTTTTGAACAGCTCTGTATCTAGAAGCACCTGCTTCTGTCTCAGCTACTAATTTAGGAATTTTCATCATGTCTTCTAAGGTTTGTTGAAGTTCAGGATTATTGAGGACTAACGATTCAGGTAACCCTTTTCCAATTAATTGAGTTAAAAGTTCATCCACGGTATTAGATATGTTAGCATATCCTCTTAATGTATTACCTAAAACACCCACTGTTTCAGGCTGTGTGTAAGTCCTTGCAACTAAATCTTCTATTGCTGCAAGTGTTTCATAACCTGTATTGTGTCTAAGACCTAATATTCTATTGGATCCATCCAACTTAGTTATATCTATTCTTCCAGGTCCTGGAGCAAAAGGATCTATATTTAAATCTGCAAAAGCTTCGTCAGACATTATATCAATAAGTCCACCATCTGTTGCTACTTCACCACCTATGGGATTATCCTCAGTTCCCTTGTCTCTTTTTACTATTTCACCACCTTGTGCTCTTGGCTCTAGAATGGGATCAGGCATTTGTATTATATTTGTACTTTGCGTATCTAAAAAACTTTTAAAAATAAGTTTTGATGCTTTTAATTGAGAAGCCTCTTTTAACGTATCAAATTCAGCTTTTCCACTTTCAGTGCTTAGATCAATCACAGTGTTTATTTCTTTTACAATAGGTCTACCATCTTGATCTAACTTATTGGTTACATAGGTTCCTGTTACGGTTATTAAATTTTCAGCTTTGAACTTATCAGGCTTAATAACGGACATCACTCCTGAAGTATTTTTTTGAACTATTGTTCCGACTGGAAGAGATTCAGACACACCTGAACCAAAAGTACTATCTATAACTTCATTGTTAGTTCCTACAACTCCTACGGTTCCCACACCCTGATTTTTTTGATTTTCTAATGCTAAATCAAAAGACTTACCTAAAACAAATTTTTTCATTTCTTTAGCATCAGCTTTTTGAGATGAATATTCACTTAAAGCTAGCTGTAAAGGTAATTGTTTTTCTTGTGATTTTATTTTTAAAGCCATTGGTAGAGCAGTGCTTGTAGCTTCATTAAATCTATCCAATGCTGATTCAACAACATTATCTCCTCTAGCAACATCTAAACCAAACTTAGTCACTCCACTAAGAAAAGGAATTTTAAGCGCCTCCTTTTGAGAGTCATACAATCCAAGCTTACCTATTGATGCTTTTTTATCTGCTAATATTTCAGCAAAAGTTTGAGGTTCTGTTGCCATTCCTGATAATTGAGTAAGAATTGCTTCAGGTGAACCTGACGCTAAGACATCTCCTGCTCCTGCTGTATAAGAAGCCACCCCTAAATCAGACATTTCAGGTTTAGTATATAAACCAAAGTTTTGTATTTGATCTAAAGAAAGAGGACCAACCATTCCTGAATAAACACCGTCTTCTCCAGGTCCATTAGCCAAATGTACAATACCACCCTGTGCAGCCATTGGAATAGGTCCTTGAGTCATCATTTGTTGTCCTTGCTGAGTTTGAGCAATACCTTGCTGTTCTTTCATTTCAAAAATAGGTTGCACTAAAGCTAGAACAGATAAAGGTGTGTCAGTAGCATCTTTTTCACCAACAACGCTTGCTAGTTCTTGAACTCTTCCTTCCATAGGAACTTCGTCTCCACGAACCTCATTCATTAATTCAACATATTGTTCAGGAGAAACTTTAGCGATACCCTCGTTTGACGGATCACGGTCCACGGACATCTGTTCTTCTTGATCTAATCCATCAGCAATGCCAACAGCATCAGACTTCATTTCACCACCTTCAGCTTGTTCTCGTATATCTACTTGAGGCTTACCATCTTTATCAAAATAATATCTAAATTTTGGATTAAGTTGTCTTGTGGGTTTTGGTCTATCGCTTGTAAATACATCAGCTATAAATGGAGCAATAGAACCTCCTCCTCTATTTATTAAATTTAAAATAGTGTCTAAGGTAGAAGGATCATCCATTGGTGCTCTTGTTGGAAGCTGTTTGATAAAATCTAACTCTCCACTTCTGACTCTTTCTTGAAGCTCAGGAGTCATTTCTAATATAACGGTTTCTCCTGTTGAATTTATTCTAAACTGACCCATATTACCTCTTGGTTTATCAGATATAACTTCTTCAATGGAAGGAGAACCTTTTAAAGGACCACTCATAGGTTCAATTTCACCTGATTGTGGGTTTGTAACATACATACCACTAAATTCCTCAAAAGGAACTCTCATTAAATTACCAAGCTGTCTACTCACGTTATCAGCTTCTTCATTACCAATAACATCTCTCATTCCTTCATTGGCTCTAATATCAGTTAATAAAGACTGTAAATCAGAAACTCTTTCACCTATCTCAGGAGATCCTGTTTTTCTCATTGTTATAGGACTAGATTGAACTTGTTGTTCAGATATAAATTTTTGATATAGCTGACCTATAATCTGATCTCTATTAGGGTTTTGCATCAGTGATTGTAATTGTTCAGGAGACAAATTCGTTTGTAAATATTGCATAAAAGCTTGTTCACCACCCATGGGGCTTCCCTGTTGTCTAAACAAAGGTCGTTGCATAACTTGATTCATCATTAAAATAATCCTCCCATACCACTAAGAGCATTATATTGACCTAAAGCTCCAAGGCCTGCAATACCATAGCCTGCAATTTGCGCTAAAGGAGATCCTTCAGAACTAGGTGCAGTTGATGTTTGAATTGTTTGTTGTGATGTTGGTGCTCCCTGATAAATATCAGATAAGAAGCCTAATCGTTGATAAGGCTCATATAAATTTTGTACTTGATTGGATCTCAAAGCGTCTAGTTGAGCTTGACCTGGAGTAAATGTTCCAAGAGGATCTGTTGATCCAAATTGTTGTGTTAAACCACCTAATCCTAATAATGTATTAATATCTTGACCTGTTGCTGATTGACCTATTTGACCTAATCCTGCTTGTTGTCCTGCTATTCTTCCATATTCTGGAGCTAACGCTCCTAATCCTGCTGCTGAGCTTTGTTGTCTTGCTCCAAACTGTTGTTGTGCATTTAAAAAAGCCTGTGCTTGTGCTTGAGCCAAAGCTGAAGCACGATTACGTTCTAATTCTGCTCTTTGAACACCTTCTCTGCTACCACCAAATGCTCCTGCACCAATAGCTTGAGCGGCCGCTCCTTGTTCTGCAATATTATAAGCACGATTAATTTCATCTTGTATAGACTGTTGATAAGGATTCATAAAAGGTTGAAGCTGTTCCATAGTTGGCGCAGTTCCAATATCTGTATAGGCACTTGCTGCTTGACCTAATGTTCCGAGGCCAGCGGCCTGTGATTGAAGAGCACTAGATAAAAATGGAGCAAAAGAACCTACACCTGATTCTCCTACTTGAATCGCTCTTTGTTGCTGAGGAGAAAGTCCAGCTATTTGTTGTTGAGGTAATCCTGCTCTAACAGGACGTTGAATAACATTTCCTTGTTCATCTTGTATGGGAAGACCTGTTACAGGGTCAATAACATTTTCTAAAATAGGATTTCCTAAATCATCGTAACGAAAACCACCAACAGGGGTGCTAGCTAGATTTTTTGCAGTATCTAATAGCCCTAGTTTCCTAGCTTCTACTTCAGGGGATTCTCTTACTATTTGTTCTGTTATTGCCATTATGCCATTCCTATGCTTTGTTGTGATAAACTACCACCATTTTCTAAACTTTTCATCATTTTATACATATTTTTTGCTCCCACTTTTCTCGATCCACCACCAGCGTTTCGAACAGCTTGAGCAGTCATTACAAATTCACCATCACTTAACATTGCAGGTATATCATCAGAGGTCCCTGTTCCACGACCCACGATCTCTCCAATACGTTTAGGATGATCTTTTACTTTACCATCAGGGTGCTCGATTCGTTGGCCACTACCTTCTGCAAAACCTGTTACTTCTCCACCCTCTGCTGCCATAAAATATCCTTGAGGATTATACCCTGTAACAGAGCCAATTTGATATTGAGATGGATTCATCGCATATAGATTTTGAGATGTTTCAGGTTCTACTTCCCCTTCTTGAGGACCTAAGTATTGTTCAGCTAAAGGTAAGGCAGATAAACCTGCATATAAAGATGGCCCATATTGATAGGTAAACGGAGCTTCTTTTGATACACCAGAAGCAATTATTTTTTCTTCAGGAATACCTACTGCTTTCAATTGATTAAATTTAGGATTTTCGGTTCTTAATCTAGGATCAAATTGTTTTTTTAATCTGTCCATGAAAGTAACTTTGTCTACACCTTCACCTCCACCACCACCTACACCACCTTGAGGTATTTCTACTTGTGGTATTTCTTTTCCAAAAGAACCCTTCATGAATTTTTGACCTATAGTTCCCTGATCTTCTTTTAAAACTCCTCGAATACCTGAAGTTGCAACTTGAAGAGCTAAATTTTTTGCTATGTCAGCAGGTTTTTTTCCTGCTAATCCTTGAATACCAGCACCTAATGCTGCTTGACCAACTTTACTTGCTAAAAAAGATCCAAGTTTTCCTCCCACTAAGCTACCAATTCCTGGAGCTACAAAAGGTAATACAAAGGGAGCGATAGGAGCTACGGCTTTAGCAACACCTGTGACAGTGTCCTTAACATTTTGAAAGAAATCTCCGACCAACGATCCGAGACCTAATTCATAAACTTGTGCGTATTCCTTTTCTTGCATTTTTTTTTACTCTGGTAACGTGTGTGCTCCTGCAAATACATTTGGAGCTGTCACGTGAACATCTCTTCTTATATCTGCCTCGGTTGTGTCTGTATTAGGATTGTCAATATCAGCCTGACATTCCTCATGTGAAGTATATTCTTGACCTGTCTTAGTGTTAGTAACAGTTGTCTCTACTTTTGCACTGTAAACAGGAACTTTTTCGCCATTGATTTCGTCATAACGCAAAACCTTAGGCTCATCTATAATTTTTGCCATATTATAGTTTTATAGTTGAAAAACTAGGAAATCAATAGGTTATTGTTGTTGTTTCACAAACCAACCAGCTAAGACATATCTTGTGCCTTGTTCTATTTCTGTAACCTTATGTAATAATTTACTGTTAGAAAAAACCAATATTCTTCCTTTTTTAGGAATTATTGAAGTTTCATTTTCAATAATTGTGTGTCCTCCTATGTAATTATCGTTTAAATATATGATGAAAGCTATGTCATCGCCCTCATCATAATGATTATCCATAAAAGAACCTTCTTCTCTTTTTACAATTTCAAAGTTATCTAATTTAGATGCAATGTTAAAATTAACCTGTATTTGTTCACTATGTTTATTAGGTTCTAATTTAAGAGGGTTAGTGTTGTTGTATTGATATGTTTGATTAATATTGTTTTCGTATATTTTAATGTAAGACTCGCAAACCTCATCATCCATGTAATTATCAACACAGTTGAAAAACTTCATTTTATATCCCTAAAACCAAGGTACAATTAAAAGCTATAATTGTTTTTGTTGAATTAGACAAAAGAGGTGGAGATCTGTGTGGTAAAAAAGCAGGAAAACTTAATATATCTCCTTCTTCACACTGCACATCTGAATGTTGAAATTCAGTACCTGCCCCTTCGGGACACTCTAAGTAGTATACATTACTAAAGTGAGTATGTGGATGTGTATGCCATTCTTGTTTACCGTTTTCACCATAAATCTGAAACCAAAAATTATCTATTTGTATTTTGAATACATTTAGTTTTTTTCTAATCATTTCAAGATGAGGAGAAACTACTTGCGCAAACAAAACCGAGTATTTTCTTTCCATAGCTTTAGGTAAATTCCAATCTGTATGCAATATATTATCATTTTCACTCATAATTGGGTTTTTTGGTATTAAATTAATTTCTTGTAAAAGAATCTTTTTAATTTGTTCGTGATTATCAACTTTACTTTTAAAAATAAAATCTTTCACTATTGTTGTTGTTTTATCTCTAAAACGGAAACTTCTATCATAGCTCTACTAGCAGCATTAGCCTGTACCTTTAAACTGTCTCCCTCTTGATATACCATACTTGTGCTTATTGTATTGGTGTCAGAAGCAGATACATCCACTTGAAATACTTGTAAATCATTGGAACCATCATTGTGATCAAAATTCACAGTAACGGCAGATGATCCATCATAATTGTGAGTATTAATTGTTTTAACAATAAAAGTAGATACTGGGACAGGAGGTGTTGCAGCTACATTGGCCGTGGGAACTGTAAACACAGTAGTTAAATCTGTAGTTGTTACGTTAGAAATAAATCTTTTGAATACATCAGCCATTTAAAAACCACGCTCTTCTTGTTGCTTCTTCTTGAGTGTCTTGTGTGTAAGAACTATTAAGTTGTAAAACTAAATCTTCAAGTTGCCTTATTAATTCAGCTTGTTGCTGTCTATCATACTCATCCCTTGGATCAGGAAATCTAGTTATAGTTAATTTTGCCATACGCTATTCTATAATTAAGTTTTCATAATTTCTACAAAAATCAATTATGTGCTGTGGTAGCTCAATGTTATAGCTTCTTTTTGTAACAGACTCAGTGTTTATCCTATGTATATTATTGTAAAAGCCAAGAATGCTATCATCATATTTCATTCCGTTTACAGAAAATTGATCAATATTCTCAAAGTTATGATTAAATGATTCAATATTTAAAAACTTGTAAATCTTTTCAATTACGTCTTTTGGACTTTTTACAAAGTCGTTGTAATCTATTAAAATATATTTTTCTTTATCTATATTCTTTAAGCCATTTGTTAACGCTAAAAGACTTCTAAGTAGCATTGTATTTGGATCGGTTATTTCTTGATATACTTTTTCAATAGGTTTTTCAGTGTTATTTTTAAGAGATAAATCAATAAAAGATTTTACAATTTCTATTAAACTTCTTTTAAGAAAAATATATTTATAGTTTTGATAATCGTAATATTCTAAATTTTTAGGAGTAGTGGCAGGACTCCTATCTATTATAATATCTTGTTTCCAATCTTGATAATAATTTTGTATGATTTTTTTTGATACATTTTGCACTGAACCATGATCTGGAAAATTCATAAACACTTTGGTTTTTTTAGCTTCATTTATGTTATGAAGTAGTTCAAATACTATAGAATTAGGTGTGCATCCAATTTTTCTATTTTGATTTAAAATAGATGCTAGAACTGTATTGCCTGATCTAGGCAAGGAAACCCAAAAACAAATTTGTTTCAAGTAGTTTTATCTTCTTCCATCTGGTTGTATATCAAAACGTTGTGTTCCTAATCTCCAAGCAGTACCTGTGGTATTGGAAACAACATTAACTGTAAATTCTCTACCTCTTCCACGTAGACTAACAAATTCAGTGGAGTCAGTGAAAGTAGCTGTTTTAATAGCACTTGTGCTATTGTTAGGATAATTCTTAAATTCAAGTTTCGCATTAAGTGTACCTGATTGATTTTGTATGTCAGGAATAAGTTTTTGTACAAACAAGAAATCATTACCTTCTCCTATTTGTACTGCTCCAGATTTTACAAAAGCAATTATCGCTTCACCATCAGCATCATTTCCTGTTTCATGGAAGAAAGCTTGAGTTGCGCCATCAGTTAAACCCAAAATTACCTCATTGTTTGCTGTTGTCGTTGCTAAATACTCAGTGCCAACAGGGTTATCAAAAACTTCTCTATCAATCCATGAGGTTCTATCAAGAGTTCCTGTCCACCAAGTTTGCTCTAAATAATTATAAGCTACTATTGCATTTATTTGATCTGATCCTGTTCTAGGATAAAACCACATTATTTCGTTAAACTCTCCATTATGTCCTGCAAAAGCATTTTCAGAACCTGTTACATTAATATTGTCGAATACAAACTGTTCTACAGTACATGGTAATTTTTTTACCGAACCATCGAATAGGAAGAAAGAATCCTGTGACATCCAATAGCTTACGCCATTTATATCTACAGCCGAATGACTACCAATGGCTCCACAATTCTGACCCAATTGTCTTAACCCAAATGTAAAAGGAGGACCAATAAATTGCATGGCGTGTAAAGAAGTATCTGTCCAAACAAGTATTTGGCCTCTTGATCTTTCAGCGGCCACGATTCGTGATCCGTCTGCAATTCTTAAAGATCCAGCAGTATTCTCTGCTGTGGGTTGATACGTTGTTATATCTTCTTGATCAGAAAATCTTATAAGTAAATCATCTTGTGAACTAGTTGTTCCAATTGTATTTTCTGTTCCCATAAAAACTAAATGTCTATCAGGAGTAGATACCAAACTTAATCTAGAAGCTGTTGGTGCTCCTGATATTGCTGTTGCTCTTGTTGAAACACCTAATGATGTATCCCATTTAAAAGCTCCACCGTTTAATGCTGTTGCTATTAAGTCTTCTCCAAAATTGTCTAATGACCATTGTCTAGCTTCTAATGTTACGTTCGAAGTAGTAGAAGGAGTGCCCCATGTACCACTTCCCCAAGTATCAGTACCCCAACCAAATGCTGGTGTTGATAATTCAGGACCCACTGATATTTGATACTTCGCATTACCTGTGCCACCACCTGAAGCTGTTGAACCTGAAGCTGCTGATGTGTGTGTAACAACATAAGCGGCAGTGTTAGGAACACTAGTGACTTCAAATTCTTTATTCATATCCAAACCGTCAATAGCTGAGAAAGAATCAAAAGTAACAAAATCTCCCTTTGCACAACCGTGGCCTGTGTCTGTGACAACTACAGAGGTTGTTGCATTTGTAGTAAAAGGATTAGTTAAAGCTGAAGTTTTTCTTATTGGCGTGATATCGTAAGCTAGTCCCTCTTCTAATACATATAATTTCCTATCTGTGCCAATGGCATTGTATCTAGTTCCATCCAAAGCTACCCAAGCGTGCATGTCCCTTGCTACTCCCACTAGTGTGGTCGCTATGAACTTTTGCCAACCTTTGATTTTCTGTGCAGATCCTTGAAAAAAACGCACCATATCACCATCAGTCCACTTACCCTGACCTGTATAATCAGTGACTTCTTTATTGATACCTGGTGCTGGTCTAAAATTTACTAATGGCATTATATAAATATACTACAAAATCAATAAAATAAAAGAAAACTAATCTAAAGGAATACAATTTATGTTAAAAGCCATGGTTACTCTAGGTTGTTTTCCTACATGTTTGTGCACTCTATGTTTACAAAGAGAGGGAAACAAAATTAACATGTTAGTCTCTAACTTGACATCCTGTTGAAAATCTTCAAACCACATTCTTGTATCAGTAGGAACATCAAAATAAAAGGCTCCAGAAAAGTTTATAAAAGGATGAATATGTTCTTGTGTAGAGTCACCCTCTTCATGGCAAATACCCCAAGAAGCCTCAAATGCTATTTGTATTTTATCATTTGGAGTTGGGTTTCTTAGATTAATGGTATTATATAAAGTGTGTCCAATGGACTGATGTATTTTATTAAAATCACTATCTGCTATAAGTGTATGATAATCTGTTTGTTTAGCTAATAAAGTTGTTGAGTTGTATTGTTCTGACTTTGTTGCATGATTTTTTATTTTATCCTTTAACAAATTAAGATATTCCATGTCCTCTAGAAAGTCGTAATAAATGTAAATACTGTTTATTGCAGAACAATTAGTTTGTATTACTCTAAGTTTCATTTTCTTTCAGCCACCATAGTACCAACATGACCTTTGAATGCTCGATTACCAAAATGTGTTAATGGCATAGCTAAGTCTGCCCAAATCTCTCCACCACATTCTTGCCATAATCTTGAAAAGTAATAATCCTCAGAAAGATATCTAATTTGTGGATAACCTTCTTTAGTTTTTGTTTCATATGGGCCTACTGCAAACAAGTCATAACAATTGTCTGACTTGTATGATCCTCCATTTACTATTTGATCTGACTCATATTTTCTTTCAGGAAATTTTTTAAACATAGTTCTAAAAACTTCTCTTTTAACAAGCATCATTCCTGTAGCAGCTTCTTGTACAGGAAAGAAACCTTGCTCTCCTTTTAAGTTAAGAGGATCGTCAAAATTTACATTGTAACCCAAAGCCATTGCTTCTAATTGATCCTCAGTTGCATTTGGATGTTCTTCTAAAATTCCTTTCATTTTTTCAAGATACAAATGTTTTCTAGGATAAATACCACAAGCGATGTCTTTATCTGCACATAAAAGACGTTCAATATTTTGCCACGTAAAACCTATATCAGCATCTATAAACAATAAATGAGTTGCAACAAAATCAGTTTGATCCATCATCATAGAGACTATCGTGTTACGAGCTCTAGTTATTAAACTTTCATTTCCCATAGTCTGTATTCTCATCTGAACATTTTTTTCTTTTGACATGGACCACTGTTGTAATTCTAAAAGTCCGTGTAATGTGGCCTCAGATAACATGCCACCATACATTGGCATACCTAAAAATATTTTAAAGTTTTGTTCTTTTAGTTCTTCTGGTTTAATCATTTTTACCACCTTTTATTTATTTGTTTTAAAATAGGTCTATCTATAGTATCCAAACCACCTTGTAAGATTACTTGCTTAAAGTCTTTAGTAGGAGAGATAAATTTATGTGTCATCCAATAAGGAAATATGTATAAGTGATTTTTTTCTATATTAGTTCTTTTTGGTTCATTTTTATACATTGCAACAAAGTCAGCGTTATCAACATCTAAAGGGTAGAAAAAATTAAAAGTTCTTTCATCCTTAAATATCCAATCGGTTTCGTTATAAAAATAGTTAAAAGTAATACATTCGTCTGAAGTTTGTATACCCTTAAAATCAAATTTAAAGTTCTGATGTAGTGTAGTTACGGCGATTTGTAAAAAATTTTTCTTTAATACTACCTCCTCAGATTCTTTTGTATCAACCTCTACATTAACTTTTAATAAATATTCGTTAGTCATATTGTTTCCTTTTCCATATACATTTTTTATATCCATCCTCTATCAAAGAAAATAATCTAAATTCTTGCTTCTTAGATTGATTCTTTTCTTTTTCCTTTTCTTTTTTGATTTGCATTTTCCAACTATCTCTAAGAAAGGGAAATACTAAAGCTATAGGGACATTTTTTTTTAACACAAAAGATTCTCCTACTTGCATCTTTTTTAAGAAAAAAGGAAAATTAATATTAAGTTCATAATCGTCTGTGTCGACTATACCTGTAATTATGCGAATATTATCGACTTCAGTGTTAAAAGGGTTTGTAAATATACAACTATAGTTTTCAGGTGTCTTTATTTTCCAAGGATTTAGAAATTTAAAAGCTACTTCATATTCAGATGAGTCAATCATATCTTTTGATATTTGTCCCATTTTGTGTGTTTCTATACCTATGTTAAGGTTGGATATAGCTTCATGCACATCTTCTCTATAACTCCAAGTTACTTGATCTTTTTCCTGAACAAAAGCTACTTCTGCTGGGTTAAGAATTAGATAACCAGAAGTAACACTATCAAGAACAGGTACACATTTTTTAATTGTGGAATTTTTATAGTTTTTTAAATCACCAAAATGATTTTTCATTTTTTTAAACCACTCTGGTGTACATCTCTTTGCAGGTTTTGGTAAAACAAGCCAATCTGGATGTGGGGATGAAAACTCTATTGTTTTTTGAAACATGCAGGTAATCCCAAAAAGGGTCTATTATCGTACTTATTTTCTTCGGCACCTTCTGTTTTTTTATTATTGTAATGAAAAAAGGCTTGTACACAGGTATTACCAGTAAAGGCATAACGCCAATGCTCTAATTTATTACCTTTATAAATTAACATATCCCCTGGTCTTAAATTAACTTCAACACCTTCGTTGTTTTGACCTCCTGTGGGATCTAAATATATGGCCCATGGATCTCCACCTAAATTCATAGTTGTTGATATCTCACAAGAAAATCTATCTATATGTCTATATAGAATGTCTCCATATTTATACGCTCTTGCATAAGAGTAATTTTCATACAACTCCAAACCTGTATGTTTTTCCATTAGAGGTGTAAGTTTTTTTAGAAGAGTTTCCATGAGCACATCAGAGTAATGACTGTAAGTATTAGGTGCTTGAGGATCATTCCATTTACCAAGGTAGTCCACATAAGGTGACATAACTTTTGTAAAACGCATTTGATCGACTACTTTTCTTTTCATTAAAAAATAATCTTTGACAAGATCAGCCATTTCTGTTGAGATCGCATTCTCTATAACAAGATAATTATATTCATTAAATTTATTACTTACTTCCATTTTTCACCTCTTACCCACATTACCATTGATAATCTTTGTCCTTTCGTAACTTTAGTTACACGATGATAAACAAAACTTGGAAACACAATAATATTTCCTTTTTGTCTAAACATATCGTTATTAATAATATTTTCTTTTTTTATTGGAGATGCAGTAGGATCACAGAACTCTAAATTACCTCCTTCGTATTCATCACTATTAGATAAAGGAATTACAACAGAAATTTTTCTCTGATCATTAATTGAAGAATCTGATGTATGTATATGATCTTGATGCCAATTATAAAAATGATTTTCTTTGTATTTCGTAAATTGAATTTCTTCAGGGTAACTTAAAGAAAAATTCCAATCAGCCTCTTCATTCTGTTGATGCACATAAGGTAAGATCCAATCGAAAATCCACGTATCGTTGAGCCAAGTTATTCTTGTATCCCTCATTTTTTTATCGATTTTGTCACCCGATAATGTTGCTTCTATCTCATTAGATTCAAGTCCTCTTTTAACAACTTGATTTAAAAAACTGTGAGGGAAAAAGTCTTCTTTGACTAAAATATTATTGTTTACGATCATTTCTAAGTAATTAAGATATTACTTAGTTTTAACTCAATGTCAATGTAGGCCAATTAATATTGTTTTCGTCGTA